TTACTTTGCCACCACCAGAGCGGACAGCTTGTCCAGCGCGAGGCGCTGAGCATCCACCTGCAGGTGTGCGTAGCGCTGTGTTGTTTGCACATTGGCATGGCCGAGAATTTTGCTGATGGTGTAGAGGTCCACGCCCAGGCCCAGCATTATGCTCGCGCAAGAATGGCGCAGGTCATGGAAATTCACGTGAGGCATGCCAGCCTTCACGCGCGCGCGGCGCCACGACGACTGCACACCGTACAAAGTCATATCCAATGGAAAATACTTCAGCCATGGCCGCAACGCCGGAATGATTGGCACCACGCGCATACGAAGTGTTTTAGTATTGCTCGCAGGGAAGGTGATCGAATCCTTCCCAATATGCTCACGCTGAATCTGGAACAGTTCACCGCGGCGGGCACCGGTCAGCAGCGCCGCCCATATCGCAGCCTGCGCAATCGGCGTGCAGAAGGATGCGATCTTCCTAACTTGCTCAACCGTGAGAAACACCTCGCGCTTGTTGTTGACGACCACGTTATCGATCCGCAAGCCATAGTTTTCAGGAATGAGGCGCTGGCGCCATGCCAACTGCAATCCTTTTTTTGCACAGGCCAATGACCGGTTCACCGTCGCTGGCGCATAGGCAGGCTCCAGTTTTCCGGTTTTCTTATTTGGTATGAGCTTGCTCATGTCACGGATAACATGATCGGCAAACTCCTGGGCCTGGCTTGCTTTGTAGCGCTCCGCCCAAGGTCCAAGTCGTTTCGCATGATGCTTCGACGTGTCGCCACTGCGTAGACTGGCGGCGTGCTCGACGTAGAGCGCGAGGATGAAGGCCATCGGCGGATCGCCAGGAATGTGCACCTGCTGGCTTTTCGGCGCGCGCGCAACCGCTGCGCGCAACTCTGCCTCAGCTAACTTGGCATCACTCGTAGTTGCGCCTTCCGGCAGCTTTCTGTGAATTCTTTTGCCATCGACCATGATGCCGACGTGCTTCCTGCCTTTTTTGTCGTCCCAGATGGACATTGGTTGTTTTCCTTTAACCAGTTCTTGCATTCTTCAAGGTCGTAGCGCTTGGAGCGCGCGCCGACCGGTGTATATGGCAGTCCTGCCTGCTCAAGGCGGCGGATCGTTGATTCGCTGACGCCGAGGGTGGCGCAGATCTGTTGCCTGTTCAGTTCGCCGGCCGTGGTGGCGGTGCGCTTGCCGCCAGCCTTGCCAAGCGCTGACACCATTTCGGCGATATGGCGCATTTCTACGTCGCTCATGTTCATGGCGCGCTCACTGCTAGGAGATTAATCATTCTGCATGCTCCAAAAAGGTAATTTCACCGGGCTGGCGCGGTGTCGCGTCGCCCATCAGGTAAATCACGGAAGACACGCCGCCGCCCAGGACCTGGGCACCCATGGCGCGCAGGTGGTGCTGCTTGCCGTCGAATAGCACGGGCTGGCAGGTGTGGATCGCGCGCAGCACGGCGCGGTCCAGCTTGTAGGCGGCCTCGGCCGGGGTTTCCGGCGGCGGCGCCGGGCTGCGGCTACTCACGTCGCCGCCGGCGCTGGGCGGACGAAGTACGCCACGGGACCATCGTCCTCGGTGTCGAAGATGGCTAGCAGGAACCAGTCTGCGCCGGCTGGCGTGGTGGGCTGCCACTCCTTCAGTGCGTCGGTATCGTCGTCCATGTAGCGCGCGCAAAGCGGTGCGGTATCGATCTCCATCCAGACGCGGGTGACTTCGACCCCGCATTCCGCCAACCATGCGCTGAAAGCTACTGCGCTTTCATCGTCCGGCGAATTGGCCAGGGCGGGGTGGAAGTAGCTGCCATCCTCACGGCGCTGAACTTGCACGGCTTCGATCATCTTTTTCATATTCATCTTTCAGGTTGTCGCGGCCAGGACGCCCGCCAGGGTCGCCGCCACGTAAATCAGGATCAGGGCCGCCGCCACGCGCGCGGTGCCGGGGCTTTGTGCGCTGTTCGGCACTTCATCGTCATCGGTCATGCTGCCTCCGTGGTGGACATCTTGATGCCGCGCCACGCGTAGAAAGCTGGCCTGTCACTAGGCGAGATGCGCATGCAGTCTTCGCCGAACGTGAAGGTGGCGTCGTGCTGCGCCCCTGGAAACTTGAAGTAGAGGAGCGCATGGGCATATCCGAGCCTGTCTGGCCCCTGCAGCGGCGCGTGGCTTACCCAGATGCTGCGGATCTTGCAGTCCGGATACCTGACCGCAAAGAACTCGATCAGGGCCGCCTGGGCTGCCTTTTGCGCGCGCTGCTCGACAAACTCTCCCATCACGCAGCTGTGGCTGCAGTAGACGGCGTCGCCATCCGTGACAACTTCCAGATGCTCGTGCTCTTCACCTTCATCCTCGGCTTCCTGCTGCATGTCCTCGCTGATTCGCCGGCTGCAGTGGCAGCACTCGAACCACCAGCCATGCTCGATCAGCACCGCGTGTGGCACCGGGCCGGGAGCGTACTGGTCGAACTGCGGCTTACGGAGGCAGTGCTCGACCTCGTTAAAGCCGCAGTCCAGTTCGTTGGCGCCTTCACGGCGCGCAGCGGCCCCGCTGGTGGCAAAGCGGATAACGCAGTGTCCTTCACCAGGCTCGCGCACCTCATAGGCAAGCAGCGGCTTCATGGCGCCACCCGCTTGAATTCAATCACCCACACCCATGGGTTGGATGCCCAGCTTCCTGCGCCGTTGATGGATTCCCACAAGTGGCTGAAGTGCTCGCTAGGCGTCGCATTGTAGTTATAGGTCGGGATGACACCGTGACCGCCAGCTGTGCCTTCGGCGCGGGCGTCGGCGTCGCTGCAGTCATTCAGGCGCTCAACGCGTACCGACACGATCTTCAGCAGGATGCGGCTGGCCGCGCCAGGCATGAAGATGGAGGGACGCTTGTACCAGCCTGGCAGCGCGCCTCCGCCGCGCCAGGCCGCCAGTGGTACGTCCGGGGAATCGGCGTCGTACTGGTACGCGCGGTCGCATTCGGCCGTCATGTCGATGAAGTGCCATTCGTCGCGGCGCTTCTTCTTGCTGTAGCGCGTCACCCAGCGGCCGTAGGCGAAGAACGTCTCGCGCACCCACAGGCGATCTCCATGGGCACCATGTGGGCACGCATCGCCGGCCATGCCGTGGGCACCAGGAGCAAGCGTATCCGCAACGCTCACCATCGACTGGAATGCGTTGCAAGGCCACTGGTAATCACCTGGGCGGTGCGGGCTGGGTTCCGGCTGCGGCTTCATGACCCGCCGCGTCTGCGTCTTGCTGCCGTCGAGCAGCGCGCGCACCATGGGTGCGTTGAATAGAATGGGGTGCTCTTTGCTCATGCTACAATTTCCTTATGAAAAAATTAACCAGAAAAAAATTAGCTGTCAGTGTTATGGTGACAATATTTCTTGCATTCCTGATCGCAGGATTTGGCATTGCGGTGCGCTACAAAGGTTTTGGCACATCCGAGGCTGCAGGATGGGCGCAAGCGATTGGTTCGTTCGGGGCGATTGTGGGTGCGGTTTATATAATGAACAGCCAGTTCCGTGATGCCACATATCGAGCTAAACAAGCACGTTCCGCTGAGCTGGGTAATTTGCTAAAGGCAGTCGGCTCCGAAATTTCCGCTTTCGAAAAAATGTTGTCAGTTATACAGTCAGACATGAGCAACAATCCAGGCATGGTTTTTAGTGGACGCTATCAAATGGTTTACCCTGAAATCCTTGCTAGCTTCCCAATTTATGAGGCTTGCGCTCTTGAAATTGGGAAAATTGAAAATGATGTGTTCCGAAATGAAATTGTTGAAACGTATGCGGAGATACGTGCATTTCTTGCTGCCCTTAATAAAAACAGTACCTTTGCTGAGAGAGTTCCAATGAATGAAGCGCCCTCGGGTGATGTGGCAGTCGCGCTGGCTCATCTAGGACCAAAACTTCAGCGGCAGTTGGAAGCGCTTTCTGTACAGTTGGCTCGTCTTAAAGTGACAATCGCTAGTACTCGCGACAGCTAATTCGTGCCCTGATTTTTCAGCACCGTGCGATTGCCGTTCGATGCCATGCCGCTCACCACGCCCAGCGTCTCCATTGCTTCCAGCAGGTTGCCGGCCCGGTTGAAGCCGACACGTAAGTGGCGCTGCACCAGTGATACAGATGCGCGGCGATGTGTGCGTACGACCTCGACGGCCTGGTCGTACAGCGGATCGCTCGCGCTGCCGTCGCCGGGCGGGACGGTGCCGGGCGCCTGGCCGTTTAACTCCAGCACCACGCGTTGTTCGCGCACTGGTTCATGGCCTTTGGCCGGCGCCGCGTCAACGGCAGGGCCCGGCGGCCGCGCATCTACCTCGGCTTCGCCGCCCAGCGCCTCGACCAGATCGGTCAGCATCTTGGCCAGCTCGCCCGTCATCAGGGCGAAATCGCTGTCGAAGCGCTCGTCGTCGTTGCGCGTGGCGCTTTCCTTGATGATCTCCAGCGGCTTGACGGACTTGATGGCCAGGCTCTCGTCCAGCACGAAGCTGATTTTGTCGCTCCAGGTCATGGCTAAGCGGGTGCACTGCTTGCCGGCGGCGATGTGGCGGCGGATATCGTCCGCTTCCAGCGTGTGGCGCTTGTACGCCACCTGGGCCTTGCTTTCGCCTGTGGCGCGCATGATCGCGTCCTGGTCGACCGTGAAGCCGGCCGGGGATTCGTCTGCTTGCAGCCATTCCGTCATCATGGCCACTGGCGAGCGCATGACGCGCAGGCTTTCCAGCGGCAGCTTGTCGACGGATTTGAGCAGCAGCTTGATCACTTCGTCCGCCTTGGCCGGGCTGGCCGCGTCCACCACCAGCCAACCGTTGATTGGGTCGATCCACGCGGCCGTGGTGCTGAGAATGGTGAATGCGCGCGGCAGCAGCTCGTCGGTGACGCGCTCCTTCAGTTCTTTCATGGCCTTCTTGCCGGGCGCGAAGCCCTGGGCTTCTTCCATTTCCAGCGCGCGGGCGGCGGCCACCTGGTTGATCACGGTCGACGGCAGCAGCTTCTTCTCGGTTTTCAGCTGCAGCAGGAACTGGCCGCCGACGGCGTGCACCAGCGGCGTGCCGGCGGCGCGCGGCGGGGCCCAGCCTTGGCGCACCAAGTCCATGCTTGTGGCGGGCGTGAAGGCCTGGCGCTCAAGCATGCTGTTCAGCTCCGGGGCGCTCATGGGCCAGTTTGCGGGCAGGCGGTAGATTTGAAGATTCTTGAAAAACATGGCGCTTCCTTATTCTGAGAACACGACGCCGCGCGCGGCACCGAAGGCATACAAAAATTCAATGAACTGCGCGGCTTCCTTAACGTAGAAGTCGCTGGTCTGGACGCCCAGCTGCACGATCCGGCGCCCGTCGAAGCTGGGCGTCACGCGCCCGTCGTGGTGCAGCGGCATGCCGGCAAGGCGCATTTCGTCGGCAAACTCGTCCACCAGCAGCCGCTTCATGTCATCCGCATCCCACTTGCGCCCGATGTGCTCGACCTGCTTGGCGATCTCGCCGATCATGGCGTGATACTTTTCTTCTTGGGCGCGCTTCTTTTTCGGCTCGGAAAACACCACCATCCAGCCGGGCGGCGCGGTCTTTGCAAATTCAACTGCCCGGCGCCGCGCCTCGTCGTGCACAAGGAAGTAGGTTTGCTTTGTCATGGCGGCGATCCAGCAGTCGTGCTGGCCAGAGCCAACGGCGCGACGCGATCCAGTAGGTAGCAGCCGCTGACGCCCTTGAGCCAGATGACTGCGGTGTGCCCGCTGAGCACTTGGGCCTCGCTGGTGGTAATCGTCTCGCGTACCTCGCCACCGTCCAGTTTGACGCTGACGGCCGCGCCGACCTGGTGCGAATCATTGAACTTGTCACAGACCGCTTGCAGCTGCGCGGCGGACTTGCGGGCCGGGCGGCCGGTCACGCTGCACCGCCCAGGTCGGCCACGTCGATCACGATGCCGCGGCAGTACGGTTCGCCGTCTTCCACGATTTCAAAGGTGGCGTGCGGCACGTCGGTGTGGTAGGTCCAGCTGTAACCGTCCTCCTTGGCCCACAGGGCATCCACGGCGCGCACCTGCGGCACCCGGGCGAAATAGTCCTTGAGTGCATCGTCGTCGTGCTGGATATCCTCGCGGAATGGCAACAAGCCCTTGGCGTCGAGCAGTGCGATGGTAGGAGCGCCGCGCTCTTCGTCCACGAAGCCACGGAACTCCATCAGGTCGTCGCTGGCGCCGAAGATCACGATCAGTCCGGCCGCCTTGGCCTGCTGCTCCTCTTCCTTGACCATTTCGCTACCGTATTCGCGGCCCGTCAGCAGCCCGGCCAGCAGTTCCTTGCTCAGCTTGACCGGCGCCAGCTCGACGGCCGGCGTGCCCATGTTCGTATACGGGTGCTTGTCGGCATGCGGCTTGATGTGCGCGTAGAAGTGCTTGCCGATGGATTCGGCGCCGGCGAAGGCTGCATATTCGGCGGCCGTGACGTTGGCGTAGTGGTACACGTCCGCCGGCGCGCCCTTGCGGAAGAACTGCACGGCCAGCGTTTCGGTCGCCGGGCAGTGGCCGATGGCGGCAATCTGCGAGGATTGGATGGCCTGCAGGGTGATTTGTGGTGCTTCGACTGCTGTGTTCATTGGTTTCTCCAGGTGGTGGGCGGGGCGGTGTTTATGCGGCTTCGGCGATCAGGCCGGCGCGCGCGGTGGCAAAGTCGAACTTGGCCAGGCGGTCGATGGCCTCGGCCGCCGTCAGGCCGAACTGCTCGAACATCACATCGAGGATGTCGCTGTCGGATGGGTAGAGGTCATCGGCAGCGGCGTCGAGCAGGTCAGGTGCTGGCGCTGGGCGGCTCGGGGCCGGCGCGATGGCTGCGGGCGCGCGGCGGATGCCGATAGGAGCGGAGGGCGCAGGCGCGGCAACCTGGGCGACTTGCTCGGCGGCGCGCGCCACGGCGAGCTGCGCGGCCTGCTCGGCTTGCGCAGCATCATTGGCCAGGTGGTCGGCTTCGACCTGGGCCAGCCGTGCGGCTTCGGCTGCTGTGGCCTGCATTTCCAGCAGTTCCTGGCGCTGGCGTGCGATTTCCGCTTGCTCCAGCCGGTTCTGCTCTGCTTGGGCGTCTGCCTGCTTTTTCAATTCAGCGGCATGGGCTTCGCGTTGGCGCAGCGCCTCTGCTTCCTGCTCGGCGGCCAGCGCCGCGCGGCGATCGTCTTCGGCCTGGCGCTGGGCAGCGATGCGGTCAGCTTCCACCTGGGCGATGCGCCGGGCCTCGGCAGCCGCTTCGCGCAGTTGCGCCAACTCGGCGCGCTCGGCGGCAATGCGGGCGGCTTCTTCTTCGTTCGCCACTGCTGCGGCATGCAGGCTGGCCAGCTTGGCGCTCACTTCGGCAACGACCTTGGCAGCGTCCTTCTCGAACTCGGCAAAGCGCTCCTTATCTACGACGATGGCTGCCACGGTAGCTGCAGCCGCCTGAATGTCGGCAGCGGACTTGCCCACCAGTTCCAGCGGCGCATCATGGATTGCCGCGATATCAGCCTGGATCGCGGCAATGCGCTCGCGCTCCTTCGCAATCGCAGCTTGCTTCTCGGCCTCAACCTTGGTGTCGTAGGCGTCGCGCAGCTCGAACACGCGATTTTCTTCTGGCGTGATCAGCGCAATCAGGTCTTTTTCCTTGGCAATTACCGCCTTGCTGAAGTCGGTCGCATCTTTGCGTGCGGCCTCGCCGACGGCCTTGATGCCGGTGCGCAGTTTCAGCAGGTTCATTCCGATGCGGTGTGCCTGCTCGCGGCCGGCGGGATCGATGACGGCGGTGATGTCGGTCGAGGCCGCAACCTGCTCCTTGATTTTTGCCTCGTAGTCCACGGCGCCTAGTGCGACGGCCGCGCGCTGCGGCAGGGTGAGGGCGGTGGCGGCCGGCGCGGCCTGGGTGGTTTCGGTGATCATGCTGCCTCCTTCATTCGTAAAATTGTTTCGTTTTCAGTAACCAGTTTTTCAAAATCGACCAGGTCGAGCACCATTGCGTCGATGTAGGCGTCGTCGCGCTCGACGCGGCGGAACCACAGTTCTTTGCCGACTGGAGCCAGAGCAGGGCAGTACAGGCAGAAATCCCACCAGCGGCGGCCCGTGATCCACATGCAGCCCTGTACCTGGTCTATGAACTCGCTAAAATCGCCATTTATCAGAACGTCGCGGAGGCGTTCTGGCGAGATAAGGCACTTGTATTCGCTGCCGCCATCGTTGCCAATCAGGCCGTCCGCGCTGGCGCCGAACAATCGATCCTCGGTAAGGACAAAGCCAGCGCGCTCGACAACGTGACCGCTTTGCACTTCGTGCTCATGGCGTGCGGCTGGCTCAAGGTCGTGGCCGCGTCGCATGGCATAGGTTTCGAATCCTTCGTCGAGCGGCATGCCGCTGATGCGCTCGATGGCCAGGCGGAAGGCGTAATCATTGGCTGCCGAGGTGGGCTGGCCTTTGTTCGCACCCGATTTCAGCTTGGCGCGCGCCACTACGAACATGCTGGCGGTGATGACCCCAGCCCGGGCGGCATGCCATTCGGGGCTTCCCTGCTCGCAGGTAAGGATGATCATTTGGCCACCTCGACAGCTTCTGCCCGTGCCTTCATTGCCGGGTAGGCGCCGGCCAGCTTGTCCTGCGTGGTCTTGGAGAGTCGATCCCAAGCGCCAACAAATGCTTCCAGACCCTCGTCAGCGACTGCGCCAAGATCGGCAGCCAACTCTTCCATTTCAGGCGAGAGCGGGGGAGGCGTTGCACTGGACGCCGGCGCCGCATCAACCGTACGACTTTGATCGGCAGCCACAGCTTTTGCTTTCAGGCTCTCGTGATCGGCAGCCAGGGCTTTCCGATTTGGCACGCCGGTTTCAGTCCAGAATTTTTGATAGGCTGCTACACCTTTGCCTGCAGCAGCTTCGGCCGCGTCGATCAATGCTTGCGATGCCTGGGCTGGCGCTGGGGCGCACATGCCTCCGGCATCCGGCGTAATATCGCGCGCCTCGCGGTTGCCTTCGTCCAGCTCGTCGGGGGTGTAGACGCCCAGGATGACGTCCGGCGCATACAGGCGCGACCAGCGTTTGACTGCCAGATAGGCAAGCTGCTGCTTGGGGTCACTGGCCCACAGCGGGGAGTTGCGCACGCTGGCCTGGACCAGCAGCAGATCAAGCACGCGCGGTTCGATCTCGCCCTTGAGCGTCGAGGAAACGCGCACGCCCAGGCCCGCCTCTGCTTCCATGCCGTAATCGGGAACACGGAACTGGTATTCCTTCTTGTCGCCCTTGGCCGGCATGGTGATAACTTTGGTCTTGCCGATGATCTTTTCCCATGGGCCGTACCATTCGTAGTTGAAACGGTCTTCGGTAACGCCGCTCGACTGGATCACCGCATTGACCAGCTGCGCCTCATAACCCAGGGCGCCGTTCACCAGGTGGGTTTTCTGCGCGACAGCGAACGGATTCATGCGCCACTGGATGGCCTGCATCACCACAGCCGCACAGTCGGCAGCATTGCCGCGCAGGTGTTCCGGGACGGTGGCGCGGCCCTTGGCCATAATGTCGGCCAGGCGCATCATGCTGTCCATGCTTGCGCTGTCGAGGATCAGGGCGGCGCTGCTGGTGGCCACGACTGGCAGCTCGCCCTGGTCGTATTGCGAAACTTGCATCGCGGCGCGGCTTTCTTGCGTAACTGCGTTCATGACTTTTTCCTTGTTAGTTTTATGATTTCTGCCTTCAACAGCGCCAGGCGGACGGCGTAGACGATGGCGTGGCCGGCATGCCAGTTGCGCAGGGCCTGGCTGGCCACGTCCATCACGGCTTGACTTACGACGTCCACTGCGCCTCCCGGTGGGCGCGGCCCAGGCGCTGCACGCGCGCGGCGGATGCGTCCAGGTCGATCAGTGCTTCGATTTGCGCGGTGATCAGTTCCTTGCGCATTTCTTCGAGGCCGGCCAACTCGCGGCGCACGCCGGCCAGGCGCATCTTGTTCATGCGGTGCTGGTGCTGTGCTTGGTAGTGACGGTGGGCGGCCAGGAGGCGGTGGAGGAGGGCGATCATGGCCGCACCATCGCAGTCACGCCGAGGGCGCCGCCGTCGTAGGCGGCATCAATCAGCGCGGCCAAGTTGCCGATGGCGGCGAATTGCGCGATATCTTCGGCGCGCGGGCCGGTGCGGATGGTGATCATGTAGCTCATGTCCTGCTCCTCTAGTTAATTGGCTTTTGGCGACCCGGTCAATCCGTCGGGCGTGTGATTCCTGGGGCTGGTGGGCCGCCAACACATGACCATCGAGAATCCCTCATGGGACGCCGACACCAGGTGATTAATCTGGCCGTACCTGCTCGGCAATCACCCCGGCAGATTCGATGGTCATGTCTTGGCCGCCGGTTTCGCCGGCGAGACGGGCCAGGGCGACTAGCCCGTGCTTAAAATCAGGCTGCCGACACTTGCGAAGGGCGGAAGCGCTGGCTTTGCGTCGAGCCGTCCAGCAGCACTTCCAGGAAGTCACCACGCACGCCCGGATGCGTCTGCACGAACTTGCCCGGGCGCGCCGCTGGATCGGTTTTCGTGCCCTTCACATTCACCTTCTGATCTTTTTTGAAATTCGACATGCTGTATTTCCTTCAAGGTTGGTTGTGGCGCCGGGCTTCCCCGGGCGCCCGATCCTCACGAAGATCAATCGGGGCATGCTGATCCCACAGGGCATTTATCCGGCCCGCCGGCCTGTCCCGCCTTGCCTACGGCGGCGGGCGACCGCTAAACCTTTGCCAGTTCCGCAGTCCAGCCCAGCTCGCGGCCATAAAATGTGCCGCTGCACGACGCCATGCGCGCATCCACTCGCGCCAGCTCATGCGCTTGATTCGGGCTTCCTGCCCAGGCTGTTGCTTCAAAATTCCCGTCCTCAAACTTGATCGATACGTTGTACTTGCGCAGCGTTGCGCGCGCCGGCGGAGCGGTGAAAAGGCCGGGGATGGCGTCTCGGGCGCTCATGGTGATTAGCCGCGCGCTGGAAGGACGATTGCCGGGATCACTTCGCCGTGGGCGATGAGGACCGCTTCGAGTGCTGCGAGCTCTGCTGGGGACATGTCGTACTCCTGTGTTTGCTTTCGATGAATGGATAATAGCAAAGCTATTTTAATAGCGCAATAGCATTGCTAGTAAAAATGCGAAATTTCAACAACGGCCAGCGATAGGCGAAAAAAAGCCCCGAATCGTCGAGGCTGGTATGCGTGCTTAGAAGGGTAGTTCGGGAGGCGGTGGGCGCTGGTGGGTCTGCCATTCGATTTCGTCAGCGTTGATCTGGCTGATCAGCGGACCGATGTCGAACGTGGAGTAGCTGCGCGAGAAGCCGCCGACACGCGGCGACAGCAGCAAAATAGGCAAGGTAGGGAAGAACCGTTGCGCATGGAGCAGGGCGGCCGGGCCAGTGGACGGCCAGGTATGCTCCGGCTCGATCTGGACCACGGCCAACTGAATTTGCTTGATATTGATGATGGCGGCGCATAGTTGCATAAATGCATTATGCGTCGAATATTGCTAAGATGGAAGTGATTGGAAATGCGATGAACCTAAAAAGCCCGCGCGAGGCGAGCTGACGGTGATTTAATTCGAACTCATAGCAAGGCTAATGCTGCATTGGCCAACTCGTCGACCGAATCGGCAACATGAATTTTAATTCCCCTACGTTTGATATATGGCCATGTAATTTTATCAATATCGTTATCGATCTCTGCGCGCAATTGTTCATCAAATGCCGTGTTTTCTTTTGATGGACGAAGTATCAGTAGTCCGCCTTTGGCTGATTTTGCAATTTCAGCAGCTTGATTGAAATTAACATATCCGGTCGAAAGGGAAGCTGACCGGTAGGCATCCGATCTGAACTGAGCAGATAGTATAGTCCCATAAATTTGAGCACTTAAAAGATCCTCACCACGCCAGATTGGAAGGTCTAGGGAGTGTCGCATGCCCCGGTTATCGGAAACAGATATTGGATCGTTCCGAAATATTGATGACCAACCATTTCCCATTTTTTTCTGGGCAGCTTTAAATACGCGCCTGCGTAACTCTTCTGTCTTTAGTGAAGAGAAACCGTTCGCATCATCCTCGGCTTCATCTTTTGCCCTGGCCAACGTGACCATATTTTTATATAAATGGGAGATGATTTCTTGTGGACTATTCCCCGAGGTAAATTTTTTTTTACCAAATATAATTTGCGGGCTTGGCGATCTCAGCTCGTGAAGCTCTACTAACTGCTCGTGAAGTAGGCGCAGAAGAAATTTGAAGTTGTCCGCGCCATTTGCTCCGTAAATAGATCGAAATCCAGCGAGACTGGGCAATAGCTTGACATGGGGTGTTTTCTTTCTTTTTTCGAAGAAAATAACGCCGATATTGAATATTTCGCCCGTGGTAAAGTCGGGTTGAAATTGAATAATTTGCCAGTCGCCTTGAATTGGCGCAGGCTGAATATGTTGAGCATCTGCTCGTAGCAAATCATAGTTCATAGTGGTAGCTGGCCGTATGCCGTCTGATACATTGTCTTGAGCTCCGCGGCTCTATAGATCAAGTATTTTTCAAAGCTTGCCGCATCGGATGGTTCAGCAAGGCGTGACCACCACCAGCGCAAATCTGGCAGCGCAATAGTTAAAGCCGTCTCATGATAGCCAAGATGTAGGAGAATGTCACTAACAACTTCAGCGGGACAGCCATCAGGCCAAGCCTCCAGTAGCAGGCTGTCAGTATTTTTCTTTCCTGTCCGTGAGGCGAGGTCGCTAGCAATCCAATCGCCATCATCCGTCACAATGCGGCCGTGGTCGAATAGTTTATATGTATGCTTGGCAGTACGCCGAAGATTTCCAAGATGTCGATCTGTGTTGGAAATATGTTGATCAAATCTGGATGCGAGGGGTAGCGCCCTCCATTTTCGAATATCTTCGGAAAATACTTTGGACCCTGCTCTGAGGTATTCTATGACTGCATCACTTCCATCCATTTTACTAGTGCAAAATGCTGGGAAATCTGCATTTTTATTTTTCGCCAGTAACTCTCGTATCCATTTATGGTGAGATGGCGGTGAGGATAATCTGCTTAACGGAATCATGCAAACAAAGGCGTGATCAGCCATTGGTGCACCTAAAGCCCTCCCAAGAATAAAGGCAGAAATTTCATTTAACAATCCTCGGCCACCTACAGTAGCGCGATACATTTTTGCATATGCAGTAACGCGGCCGGCGCTCGGGTGATGAATTTCGCATGCATGTACGCAAGCCGCAGTCGACTCTTTTGGCCATTCAGCAAAGCTTAAATATGCAGATGTTGCAAACAACGGTACCGCAATTGGTTGGCTGGGAATTGATTTCGCGTCAGCTATATTCGTTGCTGCCATGCTGGCAATATTTTTTTGCGGGGATTGTTCCATTGGGTCTTGAGATGCTTGCCAATTAAGGTGAATGCGCGAATATCATCCATTAAATTAGGCTATTTCGAGCCAGCAATATAATGTGTCTAGGAGGAAATTCTGATTATATATAAATATGCAACCTGAAATCTCTCTAATTGTTGCACTACATCACCAGCCGCACGCCAGTTGTCGGGGATGCAATCCCCATTAGCTTACCCTTGCGGTAGAACATGATCTCCCGCGCAGCGCCACCCAAGCACGCATCCATATCAGCATAGGCCGTGACCATCTGCAGGCGTTTCGCCTCGGGCTGTCGCTCGATTGCGTACACCCAGTGCACGGCCAGGTGATCTCCCTCGATGTGCGACTTGGCGAATTCACGGATGCCTAATTGGACCTCCTGGGCTGCCATCTTGTTGCAGGACTGCGGCCCACGCATGGATACAGGAACTGGCTGCTCACTAACAGCTGGGCCTGTGAAGTGCGGATTTTTTGTACTGCTGAGCAGCTTGCAGGCGTCAGCCGGCACGGCCTGGCTGACGGTGTAGGCGCGGCCAGTTGCTGCGTCGGTAAATTGCCAGGTCTCGGCATGAGTAAAAGCGGGCATGAGTGCAAAGCCGAGTAAGGCAAGCGAGCGTATGCTGATCATCAATTAAAGTCGCCGGAAAGGCACTTTTTATAGACAACTAGGCGCGCTGTCTTTGACTCCTGTTTGGTTGTGAAAACAAAGCTGGCAATAGTATCCATCATGGACTCGTTTTGCTGGTCGATCTTCAGCTGCTCTTCACTTTTCACTTGCTTGTTTTTTGCTGCACTCGCTATGCGCAAATTCTTCAGCATCTCTTCGGTACCGCCTGCCTCCATCACCTGCGCAGCAGATTGAGCCATCTTCCCCATTTTTAAGCAGTATGCGTCGTTGGGGGCAGCGAATGCAGTACCCCCTATACTGACAGCGATGCACGTGAAAATGATTTTCTTCATCTATAGCCTATCTTTAAAGTTGCGCGGCTCGAAACGCACGACGCGGCCGATGACATTGCAGTCCCCGGTCCTGCATGGCTCATGCTGAAATTCGGGGTTTTCAGAGGTTAGATACCATTCGCGACGATCATATCGAAGCCGCTTGACCACCGATTCCCCCTTGAAGTTCAAGGCAAAGACTCCGCCGCTCACACGGCTTTTGTCTTTGATATTTACTACTGCAACATCGCCTGCATACATCATCGGTACCATGCTGTCGCCTTTGATCTTCACGGCGCGCAGCTGATCCGGCGAGAGGTCGTTCTCTTCGAGCCACTGGCGCGGAACGTGCAAGTGGCCGCCGTCCTCATAAAGATGATCGGTTTCAAAACCGGTGATGCCTGCCCTCAGGTGCTCAGGAACCATCCGAATGGCAACCATGGGAGGAGCCATGTCATCGTCACCAGTTACTGGCCGGGCATCCTGCATTTCAAAAGGGCCAGCGGCCGAACTAGTATGCGACGCTGCGGAAGCGATTTCGCTTGCGATTCGTGGGCTTATTTCTTCGACAGTCACGCCCAGGCCACGAGCGAAAGCCGTGGCAGCCTTGATGTTCAGCGGGCGGCGTGCCGCCACGTACTGCCACACCATGCCTTGCGAGCCAATGTCGTATTGCGCACCAAATTCAGCCTGTGAGATCTTCGGCTCGCGCGCATCGAAAAGCGCCTTGAGGCGCCGGGCGTCTTCCACCTGCCAATCTTCTAGTGCCTTAGGTTCTTTTTTCATTTGCGAAGTATAGCGATGCTATTTAAGATCGCAACGAGCTATGCTATTGACTTTAATACTAGCAATGCTATTATTGCGGCATGAACCTCAAAAACTACCTCATCGAGTCAGGCACGAAGAAAGCTGAATTCGCTCGTGCGATTAACGTTTCCCCAGCGCTTCTGCATCAGTGGATCGAAAACATCCGCCCAGTCGCGATTCGGCACTGCCCAGCCATTGAGGGGACGACGGGCGGCAAGGTAACGCGTCGAGAGCTTCGCCCTGATGACTGGCACAAAATTTGGCCCGAGCTAGTTGTTGCCGATCCAGGTCACGCCGGCCGCCAGCCGTCGACTACCAATGCCATTTTCGATACCGTGCCTGCGCGAGCCGCCGTCGGGATCGACGTAGGTGCGAAGCCATGATCCGCCTGATCCCAATTTCCCCGCCGCGCCCGGCGGACGACTTCGTGCGCATCCCGCTGCTCGAACCGCACCAGTTGCCTTGCGGCGTGCCGGTTGAGGAGTGCGCATTGCCAGCCAGCGAGCGCCCACCGTAAAACAGCACCAAGTACCAACTTGCATTTCGCTGCACCCAAACCCTGTAACACCGACCACCAGGAGAAAACCATGAAACAGAAGCAAAAACGTACCGCGCTAGTCAAGGGCTACATCACTGACGACAACAAGGATGCCTTGCAAGCCGCATGCACTGCGATGCGCAAGACCGTCAGCGACGTGCTGAACGAATGCACGATCGTAATCATCCGCAATCACCTGGACGCCAGGCCGAAACGGAATGATACGCCGCCGTTTTCCAGCGGAGCTAGGCCCAAATCAGTAAATAACAGGGCCCAAGTTTTGCCGGCACCGCGCCCGTGCTTTGGCGTCGTCCCGCGCGTCGTGCGGATGCGGGTTTAACGGCATGGAGGCAGCTATTGAATAAACAAGCCGAGGTCACAGCCGAGGAGAAGGAGCTGATCTTCCAGCGTTCGATGATCTACCGCCAGGCCGAGAAAGACCTGCAGGGCGCCAAGGACGGGGAGGGCGAGAGCGCGGCGAAGGCCGCGCACAAGGAAGCGCGCCAGAAATGGCGCGATGCCACCGACAGGGTGGCGAAGAAATACGAGGTGCCGCGGCGCGAGCCTCCATAACGGACCCGCACCCGACAGCTACAGCATTACACGGCCGGAATCGGCAACTTTAATCACCATCAATTAGGAATATGACATGACGCAAACAACTGCAATTAAGCCGTACCGCTCGCTGGACGACGCCCACGGCAACAACGAATTGCTCGACATGCTGCTGGCCAAGGGCCCGAAGAACGACGCGGCCTGGCCCGCGCATTGGAAGTGGCGCCGCCCGTGATCTCGAAGATTCGCCACGGCCGCCTGCCAATTGGCGCCTCGCTGCTGATCCGCATGCACGAGGTGTTCGACGTGTCGATCCGTGAGCTCAAACTCATCGCGCGCGCCGGGGTGCCGGCTTGACCTGGTCGACCACGCAGCCGGCGCCCGCCACAAGCGCAGCGCCGGGCGAGCAGGGCGGTCACTCCCAGCAAGAGTCGCACGATGGCGCGCTGCCTGTCGATCCCGGTCACGTCCGGACGCGTCAGCACTACGAAGCGATGCTTGAAGAGCTGCGCGCCGGCCAATAAAAAAGCCCGCTTGCAGGCGGGCTTCCTTGAAACGCTATAAATCTTTGAGAGAATTTATGAGCCAAATTGTACAACAGAAAAGCATCAGCATTGCGAATACGGCCATTGCAACAGATCAGGCTGGCCGTTTCCGCTTGAACGACCTGCACCAAGCGGCCGGCGGCGAACGCCGTCACGAGCCATCCGCGTGGCTGATTAATCAGCAAACCAAGGAGCTTGTTGCAGAATTAGAAACTACGGGAATTCCTGTAGTTAAATCCGAGGGCCGGACGGGAGGCACATACGTCTGCAAGGAACTGGTCTACGCATATGCCATGTGGATCAGCGCCAAGTTCCACCTGGAAGTCATCCGCACCTTTGACGCCGTGGCCACCGGCCAAGCGCCGACCGGCGCGCCCGCGCGTAGCGCAGTCTCGCCTGCCAAGGAATTCCGCGCCATCTTCGGCATTGCGCGCCTGATCGGGCTCGACAAGAACGCTGCGGCTATCAGCGCGAACCAGGGTACGGCCGCGCTGACCGGCGTGAACATGCTGCAGTTGATGGAACGCACGCACTTGGCCACGCCCAGCCAGGAGACCTACTACACGCCTACGGAACTGGGCAGCCGCTTCGTTAAGAGTGCCAAGGCGTTCAACCAACTGCTGGTGCAGGCTGGCCTGCAAGAGAACATCGCCGGGCACTGGGTGCCAACCGAGAAGGGCAGGGAGCATGCCTACGTGATGGATACCGGCAAGGCACATGCCAGCGGCACGCCCATCCAGCAAGTGAAATGGCGCGACTCGGTCCTGGCGGAGGTGGCATTGTGACTGGCCAAACTGACGATAGCCCGCGCCCGACTTTTAGCGTAAATAAGACAAAGCGCCGCCATTCTGGCGTCACGCTCCCGAAGCAGGGTTCCCGCTCATATGCGCTGCTGCAGGCGATGCTGGCCGGACCAGGCACCTTTTACCAAATCTGCGAGCGCGCGGGCTTCGATATAGAAGAGGCCGGCATGGAACACCGCCTGCGCATGATTTTCTCGCGCTTCATCCAGGGCAATGTGCGCCTGGCGGGCATTCGCTACGTGCTGAAAGACGCCTCGCGCGCGGCGCTGCTCGGTGCCGAGCCAGAAAAACCTGGCCAGGTGGCCACGCCGCACTTTCGTGGCACGGTGGGCGCAATGCCTGTCGTGGTCGTTCGCCGGCCGACTGCCGAGGTGCGCCCATGAAGCGTGATCTGGAGGGTATCCAAAGTTGCTTTTTACTCCGTTCGGAGTTTATCGACTCCACGCAAGAAAATCGCTTTGGCTTCTTCGCAACTGTTGTTGGTTACCGTCAGAAATGCAAGGATCGTGATGGGCGCTGGGAGTTGAGCGTCCTGCAACCACCTTCCCACCATGGTTTCAAAGACGCTCAATACCTCTATCGTTCTATAGAGTCCACTTACCATTTCATACGAACCAAGTTCGTGCGCTGGAATTGCGCGAATTGCTACTTGGAGCTCCGCCGTTCCGAACGTCGCTGTGGACATGCAAGCCCGAATCAGTCTTTCATCCGACATGGCAATCGACACATTGATCATTTGACAGAAAGTTGGCAACTGCGTGTGGGCGCGATCCATGACCGCGCCAACGGCATCCGCTCTTCGCAGCAGGGCGCGCTTATCGGCATCGATAAGCAACTGTGCAGCATGTCTATTTTGCCTACTCATTACAAATATCGCTACCCCCAATGCAGCGATAGAACCGATTGCTTGGACCCAGCCCGACCAATCGGATTTCGTGAGCTCAAAGTGATTTCCCAGTATGACGATGTCGACTACGCAAAAAAACACCAGAAGTGCGAGCGTGAGGTAGGGATATTTCATGCGCATGCCAAAAATTGCTCGAAAGGAATCTTAGCATGAAGAGCGACGCCTTCACTATGCCCATTACCTTCGGCTCTGTATGCAGCGGCCTTGAGGCTGCCAGCGTCGCCTGGGGGCCTCTTGGCTGGCGCGCAGCCTGGTTGGCCGAGATCGAGCCATTCCCTTGTGCCGTGCTGGCACACCACTATCCGGATGTGCCGAACCTGGGCGACATGACCAAGGTTGCTGCCCTGGTCCGAGACGGCTTCGTGCCTGCGCCGGACGTTTTTTGCGGCGGCACGCCGTGCCAAGCGTTCTCGATTGCCGGCCTGCGCAATTCGCTCGACGACGAACGCGGCAACCTTTCCCTTGTTTTTTGTGAGATTGCAGATGAAATTGACGCACGACGCGCTGCAGCTGGACTTCTTCCAGCCGTTGTCTTATGGGAAAACGTCCCCGGAGTCCTCTCCACAAAAGACAATGCCTTCGGCTGCTTCCTTGCTGGACTTGCCGGTGAAGATGATCCAATCGAGCCGCCAGGGTGTAAGTGGGCGTACGCTGGTTGTGTGTATGGCCCCGCGCGAACAGTCGCGTGGCGGACCCTCGACGCCCAATATTTCGGAGTGGCCCAACGCCGCCGCCGTGTGTTCGTTATCGCAAGTGCTGGAGCAGGGTTCGATCCCGCACAGGTACTTTTTGAGTTCGACGGCGTGCGCCGGGATTCTCCGCCGAGCCGTCAAACGGGGCAAGACGTTACCGGAACAATTAGCTCGCGCACTACAGGCGGTGGCGGACTCGGCGCAGACTTCGAACTCGGCGGAGGGCTGCAGCCAGTTGGTACCGAGGATATTGGCGGAGCACGACAGAGCGACGGGCAAGACATTGCTTTCGGTGCTGCCGTAGAAGCTCCGGTGGCCCGCAGCGTCCAGCGCCCGCGCGGTGATGGTCTGGACACGCTGATCGCCGGCACGCTGCAGGCGCACGGTAAGGCTTCTGGCAGCGCCACACAGCAAGATGCCGAGGCTGGCATGCTGATTCCAATGGCAGCATACCCGATCCAGAACGCTACGCGCGGCAAGGATCAAAATGGCCTGGGCGTCGGTGACGCTGGCGCGCCGATGTACACACTAGATAACGGCTCGCAGCACGGCGTTGCGCTGGCGCCCATCGCATTCAGCAGCAAGGACTATGGCGGTGACGCTTGCGTCGACCTGTCGCCGACGCTGCGCGCTGGCAACCACGCCGGCAGCCATGCCAACGCCGGCAGCCCGCCGGCTATCGCCTTCGACGCCCGCCAGAACACGATCAGCAGTACCGAGGTGTTCGGCGCTTTGGGCAGCTCCAGCCCGCAGGCGCAGGCCGTGTGCCAGACAATCGGCTCCCGGGAAGTAGCTGGTGCGCTAACCAGCAGCTACGGCAAGCAGCCTGATGGAAGTGATTCTGCGTTGGGCCCGAGCCTCGCCGTGTGCATTACCGGTGGCGTCACGCACACCCTCAAGGCCGAAGGCTTCGACGCAAGTGAAGATGGTACTGGGCTCGGCCAGCCGATTGTGGCGGCCTTCGCTGAGAACAGCCGCGCAGAAATCCGCCTCGAAGGTGGCGATGGCAGTCGCACTGGTGCGTTGTCCACTGGTGGGGGCAAGCCAGGACAAGGCATGCCCATAGCACTGGTCGGTATGGCCGTCCGCCGTCTCACGCCCCGCGAATGCGAGCGCCTGCAGGATTTTCCTGACGACTACACCCTCATTCCGTTCGGTCGCACGATCCGGCCTGAAAAGCTCGACCAGGACTGGATCAAATACCTTATACGCGGCGGCGTGATGACACGCGACCAGGTTGCGCGCGCAGCAGCCGACGGCCCGCGCTACAAGGCTATCGGCAACAGCTGGGCAGTGTCAAATGTGGCTTGGCTCGGCCACCGCATTGATGTCGCTATGCGCGCCAACTTAGTGCATGAGCGCGAAATTGCGAGGTTGGCATGAACTTATCGCAATATATTCAGTTGGCGCGTGATTTCGTTATCGACCGCCTTACTGCGGTCGGAGTCGTTGCTGGCATGGGGCGGCAGTTCGAAGCGAGTCCAGTCTATGACGGGCTGCCGATCCTCAACCACTCGATACGTGGCATACCACTTGCCGTCGATTGCAAAAATCATGGTATGCGCAACTCTTTTCCCATTGATCGAATGCGATACGACAAGTTCATTTTTTTCTGCCCACTCCAGCGCGTGCATGAGAGCGGCGGAATCCGCCATAGCCTCGTCTTGGCTGCTGCGCTTGACTGCGCACGTGACATCACTAGCGCGAGCGGAGACTCGCCCGCGAAATCCATCGCCATCAGCGAACCAGCTAGACATCTGATCCATCTTGAAGGGGCGCTGAATGCCGTTTGGATTGTCTTTGTTTTCCATTTTGTCTCCAAATTTAAAGAGGGGATCCTATCATGATGTACGACTTGGCAAGAAGCGAACGTGCGCATATCGCAAATCAGTTCGCGTCCGCATATTCGCTGATCCGCAAAGTCTGTGCCTGCGGCAAAGCCAGCACCGTCAAGCAGCTGGCCCAGCAAGGAAAATGCGCCGCCTGCGCGCTGGCCGCCGTTCGTGCCGCGACCCTGCCCGGCGACTTCGCCAAGCTGCATCACATGCTGGGCGCCGTGCAGCACTATCCGAAGTCCAAGTGGGGCTGGCGCAACTACTTTGCCGCTGGTAGCGGCCAGCAGCACGAGGCCATGCAGCGCCTGGTGGCCGCTGGCTTGGCCACGGCCGGACGCGCCGACGGCGACATGACCTACTTCTACGCCACGCGCCTGGGTTGCAAGGCTGCCGGCCTCGACGCCACTGGCATCAAGCGCGCGATGGAGGATTGACAATGAACTGCCTACAATCCTCTTTCGCGCAACAGGGACATCAATTCTTCGATCTCAAACTTGACTTGAGCGTAGTGCATTCGCACCGCGTCGCCATACTCCATCATCTGTACATCAATCAACTCGGCCTCAATTTTGTCGCTATGGGCGTGGCTTTTCCGAGCCTTCCTCCAAGCCCATTCAAGTTTGACAATAAGCTCATTGTTAAAGCGAAAAGTGCCGATAGCTCCCTTCGCTACGCCGTACGTCCTTACAATTTGCAATCGCAAAACTTCGTCCTTAATAAGGGGCAAGCGATTTGCAATGCTGTTAAATATATTAAACGGGTCTTCCTGCACGGGGAAACTAAAGCAAAAAGCTGTTCCTCGCTGAGTTCGTTCGAGCTCGTTCCCTACCATCTGCTGAGCCATTTCGATACTGACGCTGAGCTCGTCTCGAATGCTAAGCAGCAATCCCCTCACATCATCCTGTTCTTTAATCCGCTCGCGTTCGAGGGATGCCTCGCCCTGATACCAGGTGAGCACAACCGCGAAAAATATTGCCGCAATGGAACCAACCGCCTGCACCCAAGCAGCCCAATCCTTGGTTTCAATTCGGGTGTAAATAAGCCATCCACAAAGGGCGAGGACAGCTATGGCGCCGATTGCAATCATCCATATTTTATGCTTGAGCGCCATTCTTCCTCCAATTTAAGTTGGCGGAATGGTAACACGCGTGGTATTGGCGGTGGGAAATGAAACGTTCACCCATGAAGCCTGGAAAACCCTTGGCGCGCACGCCATTCAAGCGCACCTCTCCTATGCCCAGCACCGGCATGCTCTCCGTGCAGTCGCAACAACGCACGGCGCCGAAGCGCAAGGCCGGCTTGAAGTCAAAAGGCCCACGCTCGGCGCCGATCCGGCGCGCCGCGCGCGGCCAGGACTGCACGCTGCGCCTGGCCGTCTGTAATTTCGACCCTGACACCACCGTGCTCTGCCACAGCAACTTCCTGGCGGACGGGAAGGGCATGGGCCTGAAGGCGCCAGACACGGCCGCAGCGTTCGGCTGCAGTGCCTGCCACGACGTGCTCGATGGTCGCCGCCCGCGCCCGGCTGAGCTGTCGCTGGCCGGCCTGGAGGCTGCCTTTTGCGCGGCCGTGCCCCGCACCCACGAAATTTTACGGTCGATGGGCCTACTCGCTGCAGTGCCCGGTGACCAAAAACAAAATATGGAACACACATGACGCGCATTAATTTCCGAGAATTCGTGTTGGGCGCCATGCCCGGCACCAAAGCCGATATCGTCATCAAGTCAGGCGTCAGCCAGGCGGCCGTGCTGCGCTGGGTTCGCCTGCTGCACGCCGAGCGCAGGATTTACATCGCTAGCTGGAAGCCGCACCCGCGCGCTGGCGCCGCTATGGCCGTGTATGCCGTCGGCAACCTGCCAGACGTGCCGTGCATTCTGCCGCGCTTGACCAAACGCCAGATTCGCCTGCGCTTCGAGGCCAAGGCCAAGAAGGATGGTCGCTATGACTCAATGAAGGCGCGCTGGCGCAGCAAGTACTGGATCCGCAAGGCGGGCGCCGTGGGCGACCCGCTGGTGGTTGCACTGCTCGGCGCGGCGCGTGCGCAGGAGGCTCGCTGATGGGCCGCATTCGCACTGTAAAACCGGAGCTGTTTAAGCATGAAGACCTGTTTGACCTTGAGCAGCAGTCCGGGCTTCCAATCCGCACTGCATTCATGGGCCTTTTCACCTGCTGCGACAAGGAAGGGCGCTTTAAATGGCGCCCGCGCGCGCTCAAGCTCGATATTCTTCCATACGACGAAATTGATTTTTCACGCGTGCTTGACGCGTTGATGACGCGTGGATTTGTAGTGAAATATGAGGTCGAAGGCGAGTTTTTCGGCTTCATCCCGACGTTTTCCAAGCACCAAGTCATAAATAATCGTGAATCTGACTCGGAATTGCCAGCGCCGGACGAATCTTTATATATATCAATGACTTCGACGCGTGCGGCACGCGTGGATGACGCGACAGTCACGCCCCTTAAGCATGCTCAAGCGGAAGGGAAGGGAAAGGAAGGGAAAGGAAGGGAAAGGGAACAGGAAGGGAAGGAGACTCTTGTCGAGCAAACCCAGCTCGACCCCGTGAAGACGATCTTCGCGTTCTGGCAAAAAGTCATGGATTCGCCCAAGTCGGTTTTGGACGACAAACGCAAGCGCCTGATCGTCAAGGCGCTCAAGGGTTACTCGCCGGCCGACATCTGCAAGGCCATCCGTGGCTGTTCGAAAACGCCGCACAACATGGGCCAGAACGACAGCAAAACGAAGTACAACGGCCTGGGCCTGATCCTGCGCGATGCTGACCACATCGACCGCTTCATCCGGAACGACGCTGGCCAGGCCCGCGCTAGCGCCGGCGGCGAGACGATCGAGCAGACGAATGAGCGAGTCATGCGCGAGTTGATGGGCGCTTCCGCTCCAGCCGGCGACATCATCGACATGGTGCCCGCATGAACGCCGTCGACACCCCGCGCTTCATGCAGCTGCTGGCCGAGACCTTGGCTGCCTACGGCAAGCCGTTGCCCGAGGCCGCGATGGCGCGCGCCTGGCTGTCCAACCTTGAGCCGTACCCGCTGCCTAAGGTGGCAGCCGCCTTGCAGGCCTATCGCGACGAGAACGGCGAATTTGCGCCGGTGCCGGCCGGCATCGCCAAGCGCTGCAAGCTCATGGACGGCCGCCCTGGCGCGGAGGAGGCATGGGCTATCGCGCTGACCAGCCAGGACGAAATGGCCAGCGTGGTCTGGACGACCGAGATTGCTGAGGCATTCCGCATCTGCCGGCCAGTGCTCGAGTCCAGCGGTGCCATCAGCGCCCGCAAGCCGTTCCTGGAGGCCTACGAGCGCATCGTTGCCGCAGCGCGCGCTGCGCGGCACCCGGCCGAGTGGGTGGCGTCCGTGGGCTGGGACAAGACCCGCCACGTCGAGGTGCTGGGCAATGCGGTGAGGGCAGGGCTGCTGCCGGCGCCGGCCGTGGCAGGCCTGCTGCAGGGCAAGCAGGACCAGACGCCGGACGCCGCCGCGCGCGCCCAGCTTGCCGCCATTAAAAAAATGATTTCCGACGGCGCTGCCGCGAAGGAGGCGGCGCGCCTGGAGCGTGTCGAGCAGCAGCGCCTGGCGGACGAAGAATTCAAACGGTCGACCGCTAAGCGCGTGCAGCTTTACCTGGCTGACGGCAGAAATGCACCTGGCCCGGCAAGCGCAAATGCCGCTCAGGATTTGCCAGAGGCGCCGCCGCACTGCGCAAGGGCCATGGCCGCTACGAAGTGACGTACCCATCAGAAAAAACGGCTTAAAAGGCTTCAAATGAAAAATCAAGAAAACGAAATCGCAGCAAACAAACGCCTGGCCGAGCTGCTGGGCTGGTCCAACCTGATCGAAGTGGGCGGTGCCCTGGTCGGCACGCCGCCGGCGGGCTCCGCCGCAAGCCGTGGACAGGCGCTGGTGCCCGACTGGATGGGCGACTGGGCTGCGGCCGGGCCGCTGCTCGCACAGTTCGAGATCCGGCTGATGCCGATGTCAGCGGGCGTCGATGCCGCCGGCTTCCTGGAGTGGTACCGGTTCTATCAGGACAGGGACGCCGCGGCCCGTGCTGCAATCGTCAAGGCGGTCACGCATCGCCTGGAGAAAGCCCAATGATAGCCCGCGATTTGCAGGCGCTGGCAGCGAGGAGAACTGGTCGCGGATTTGCAATGAGTCGCAAAGCAACAGGAAATTAAATGCACTGCACTGGTATTTTTTGTGCCTAGAAAAGATGTGGGAGATAAAGGCTGAAAGAAATTTTAGTGAGGCAAAAGCTTTGTATCGACTCCACTGCGCTCTAATTAGCTGCTAATCCATAATTCCTGGCTTGTCTCGCAGAGGTGTCGATTTTTATTGATAAATCGTCGAACTATTTCACGAAGTCCAGTGTATCGTTCTCCTTGCCAGAGATTGTGTGAATCGTGCCATCTTCATAAAAGTATATGGAGGCGAATTGCTTTCCTTTTCCAATATCCGGGTCGATGCCCAGAGTTGCGTTATTGATCAAAACATCGTCATTTCCATTTTTTACAATGTCTTGAACTTTTGCGGTGATATCCGCGATTTTTCCATTATTTCCGTAGATTGCACTTACTATTTTAAGAGCCATTTTATTTCCTTTTTCTGGTCGCTTGATGGAAATTATCAAGGCTGAGCGACCTTTCAGCCTTAAAATGTGGTTTTTTCTAGTAAATTGTGTAATGTGAATTCATGAAATTATTAATTGAATAGAACAATGATTCATTGTGCGACATTTTTTTTTCGAAATTCTATTGAATTATCACTTTTTCAATTATTTATTTTTGCGTGAGGAGGTGTAGTGCAGGCCTGGCTGGCCTAGCGCATTTTGCTAGCCGCGATGAAGCCGGCGATTGTATGACTGAGAGACGTGAAGTCGAGCCGGCGTTGTTGTGGCGCGAGTACTGCGGAAAGCCGGACAAGGTGCGGATCGAAAGAGGTGGGCCGGCATAAGTAAGAAATGCAAGGTTCTATACGCTAGGCGCAAGGGCACCTTCAGCGTCAATAGCGATGAAATGCGCGTGCTGCGGGAGGGCGTCGGCAAGACCATGGTCTTCCTACGCAGCGTACCGAACGTCGCAATTGCGCGTGCCGGCCCGGCAGCCGTGCGCGAATTCAACCGGACTGGCGTGCTGCGGGTATGACAGGTGCCGAAGAGTGGCAGGGCTGGCACTGGTCAAAAAAGGGTGTTAACGTTGACGTACGGAATGAAAGGGAATTCATGGGCTTCGCAGAAAAATTTGTAGCATCGTTGCAATCGTCAAATCTCCGGGATGATGCGTTTCATCACGACTTAGATGCGATCGCGGCAGCGGCACTGGCGGGGGATCTCGGCTCGCTACTGTGCAGGGTCAAGTATGCGGACGGCACGATCAATAAGCTTTTCGAGGGGAACTCGGGCAATCTTGCCCAGTTGTTGCGTATCTGGACTGCTGCCGTGACGGAAAAGGGCAAAGCTCGTAGGTGGGTGAAAATTAACAGCGAGCGCGATATCTTTACGGCGCATGCGCTGTATAAGCGCGTGGCGCATGCATCACTGGCGCATTGGTTGGAAGGCCATTGCAAGGATTGCAACGGTACTGGCGTGTCGCTTAAGAGCTTGCGTAATTGTGTGACATGTGCCGGCTCGGGTGCGGCAGAGGTTTCGTGCGCTGGAGGATTCGAACGCGAACGAATTAAGGATATGGTGAGTGAACTTGGTGAAATTTTTGAAAGTCACTCTAGAAGGTCATCTGCTAGAATGAGAGTTTGGTAATTTGTAATAATGTATTCCTTCCAAAGTGCACCTTCTTCGTTGAAAACTCATGCAAAAATCCGAAAATTATATCTCCGAGTATATCGTTACATTGACTAATGACTATTGCATGTTTTTCGCGGCGGATCAGTTGCTATCTGATGGAATTATGGGCGAGGAAGAACAAAAAGTATCAAACGAATCTCACATATATATTATTTGCCAACGCCCGGCAGTTCGTTTTGACCCTGTTGGCTTTAGTTACGTAGATGGATTCATTTCTGGTCGCGTGGTCTATAGCGTGAATGGTTTGGAAACAAAAATTGAATTTCGCGAAGAATTTGCATTGTTGGATGGCGCTGTTAATCTGCGGCTTTCAGGATACCCTCATCGAGAAGTTCAAACATTTGATGCTTTAGGCAATAAAGTACGACATCTGCCAGCTAGCTTTCTTGCACATAAACTTGCGCATATGAAATCAGTGGCTGATTTGAAAAATTTAAAGGTTTTATACATTGGACAGTCATTTGCGAGCGGCAAAAGTACGGCTGTTCAGCGCTTGCGAAGCCATTCTACTTTTCAAAAAATTCTGGCCGACGTAATGTACAATTCTCCAGATAGTGAAATTTATTTGGTGACGCTTCGCTACCCTCACTACGATCTGATGATTAGTATGGATGGCCGCGATAAGGCAGCAATTTCTGATGAGCGCGATACTACGCGCATGAAAAGAATTGTTGATAATCCATTGAAAAAAGGGCAGCAGGTTTCCCTTGCAGAAGCAGCTCTTATTAGATATTTTCAACCGGAATACAATGTAAAATTTAAGACGCAGTTTCCATCAAAAGGGGTTAGAGTACTTGATGGGTGTTTTGATCTTGATTTTGCTGGTCTGTCGGTTTCAGTTGACACTAGTAACTCCCCCTTCTTGCTCTTCTCTGCTACTGTCGAACCTAAGCAGTGGCACAATTGCAGCATAAATCTTGTGACGTCTGCTGATCGAAGGGGCTTCTTTAAAATGGCCGATGGAACAGGTGGATACATAAATGTTGCTCCTCATGTCATTAATATGAGTGGCTAACTTTAGTTTTGTTGTAATTTTTTGAATTTTATAGTGTCGTGGTATGTAAATTTAAAATTTCTATGTTCATGTTGCTATAATTTGGCTATAATAATAAAGTGAATTTATAGTAAAAATTTTTCAGCACCCCGCGCCATATTGGCGCCGATAGCTGGAACTCGCGACAGTACCCGGCCCCAGCGCCGTCTCTGCTCGCCTTGAATTTGCCGCTCACCACGCACGATAGCCGTGGGAGTAAAAACTGAAGCCACCCTTGAGGTGGCTTTTTCTATTGCGCGCCCACTTTCGAGGCGGTCATGGCTACAGCCGAATTCCTCAAGCACCTCCGCTGGCGCCGCACGCCACAGGAAATGGCCGGCATCGTCACCGACATGACGCCAGTCGAGCCGCCAACGCAGCAAGAAATCATCGACCAACTCGATATCGACGTGGTGCGCCAGTTCCAGCGCATGCTGGATGCGGACGCCGATTAGCATTGCCTGAAATGTGAACTGGCTGGATGCGCGCGCGAACATGCCGCCGCAGGCCTGAAAAGGAGGTACGCCATGAAGTAGCGAAGAATTCATCCCAGCGCCATTCGGCGCAAATGTGAAGGCGACTTACCGCGCATTTAGCCATCGGCGCAGCGGGTAGTTTGGCACTGGCGAGGCCTTAGCGCATCAAGCAGCCTATAACCATGGAATCACCAAGACCTGCCAACCGCTGGCGACCGGACATAGGCTAAGCCGGGACGAAGAAGCCAGCAGGATGCGCCGAGCAGGCCGCAGCACAACAGCCGACGGACTTTGTACCTCCGGCAATTCGGCGCCAGACGCTGTAACTGGCAACCAGATTTCGCGGGCGTAGCTCAATGGTAGAGCGGAAGCCTTCCAAGCTTTCCACGCGGGTTCGATTCCCGCCGCCCGCTCCAGTTCTCAACGGCCGCCAGTTAGCGCTCGTTCGGCTGCTGCCTGCTCTGCAGCGTACCCCAGGCATGCATAACCAATAATGAGGTATGAATTTCTTTCATTCAGCGAGAGTGCTGATTTTGAGGATTCGATGTACTCGTTTCCTATTTTGGTCAGAAATTCGCTCGCAGATGGGCTGTTGGCGATGTCAATTAGTTTGGCGATCTTCTCTTCGATGGTCTGCGGCCTCGGACGTGGATCGCTGAGAGCTTGGATGAACGCCGCCATTATTTCTAAATCGGTCATGATTCGAGCCTCCTGATGAGTTTTGATAAAAGCAATCTTAACTCGCAGTTCGTATTACGAAAGTGTGTTTTTTAGTTGATTTTGCGACTACCAGCGCGCTCCTGTGGTAGGGCTTGCAAAACGGGCGCAGTTCACCGACGTAGCAAAGATCCAGAGGACTCCAGCCGCGATGCACCGCGGCGCCTGCTGGGGGCGGGCGGTGACACAACGAAGGCAGCCATGCAGAAAATCCAACACCCATCGAATAACGGCGTTCTCGGCGCGCCAGCGGGCTGGGACCAGGGCGAGCTGCCGTGCGGCGCTCTGCCGATCACGCGCACGCACGTTGGCGATCTGCCCGCCGTGGTGTCGTACTGGCGCCCGAGCGTCGAGGAACTGGCCGTGCTGAATTCAGGCGGCTCTATCGCCCTGTGGGTGCTGGGCGCGACCATGCCACCGGTCAATTTAAGCATCGAAGGCGCGTGAGACACTACATTTAGTAGGTGACGAGCGAAAGTGTCAAAAATTACCGGGCTGAGACCGCCAGAATTACCGTCAAACACTACATCTAGTAGGTCGGAATGAAGAAAAACCGAAATTCCGCTGCGCCCACCTCAGCGCGCCCGATGCCGCCGCCCGAGTTCGCCGACCCGCTGAACAACCGTTACATGCCCGCGCTCGAGGTGCTCAAGTGGGCGCGCGCAACCATCCTCACCGAAGGCGGCGCGCTCTACAACGAAGACCACGCCCACCTGGAATATGCCGATGTGCAGTTCCTGTGGGCGCCACACGGCTTCGCCAAGCAAGGCCGCATCGTGCTGGGCCAGTGCGAGGAAGTGACGTTCCGCTGTGGGCCGTGGCAGAAAGGCCGCCAGCAACAGCAGATGGTTGACTGGTTCGGCGCAGTGCCGGACTTCCTGATTACCTTGGACGCATCGTATTGCCTGACTTGCAGCGACGCTGAATTCTGCGCGCTGCTCGAACACGAGCTTTATCACATCGGACAGGAGCAGGATGAATTTGGCGCGCCGGCCTTCAACAAATACGGGCTGCCGAAGCTGTGCATGCGCGCACATGACGTCGAAGAGTTCGTCGGCGTGGTCCGGCGCTACGGAGCCAGCGAGGACGTGCAGCGCATCATCGACGCAGCAAAGACACCGCCAGAAGTGGCGAAAATCAACATAGCGAGGGCGTGCGGAACGTGTCTGCTGAAGGCCGCGTAGGCTTTACGTTGCTTTACAGGAAACTAAAACATGGCCGCACTCAAGGACGAGGTGAAGCTGTACATCGTCAACGCGCTGGCCTGTTTCGACTCGCCCACGCAGGTGTCGATAGCGGTAAAAGAGGAATTCGGGCTAGATGTGAGCCGCCAGCAGGTGTCCTGCTACGATCCGAATACCTACGTCGGCAGGAACCTGAGCCAGAAATGGCGAACGATTTTTGAAGAGACCCGGACCAAGTTCCGCTCCACTGCCGAGGAAATCCCGATTGCCAGCAAGGCATTCCGCTTGCGTGGCCTGGGCCGCCTGGCGCAGAAGGCCGAGAACATGCGGAACTTGCCGCTGGTGGCCAGTCTCTATGAGCAGGCCGCCAAGGAGGTGGGCGACATCTACGTGAACAAGGGCAAGGCCGAGCCGGCCGACCAGGCGCCCACACCTGTCGCCATTACCTTCGGCGTGAAAGACGCCAAGCACCATGACGACAATCCAGTTTGACCTGAACGTCCCGCAGTCTAGCTTCCTGCAGCTGCCGCACAAGTTCAAGGCCTACGTGGCCGGGTTCGGTTCCGGCAAGACGTTTGTGGGCTGCGCGGGCATCTGCGCCCACTTTTGGGAGTGGCCAGGCATCAACCAAGGCTATTTTGCACCGACCTATCCGCAGATTCGCGACATCTTCTATCCCACGATGGAGGAGGTGGCCTATGCGATGGGCCTGCGCATCAAGGTGAAGCAGGGCGACCACGAGGTCGAGGTGTACGAGGGCCGCCGGTACCGTGGCACGGTCATCTGCCGCTCGATGGAGAAGCCGGAAACCATCGTCGGCTTCAAGATCGGCCACGCGCTGATCGATGAACTGGACGTGATGCCGCTGAAGAAGGCGCAGATGGCCTGGCGCAAGATCATCGCCCGGATGCGCTACAAGGTGCCGGGCCTGATGAACGGCATCGACGTGACGACGACGCCCGAGGGCTTCAAGTTCGTCTACCAGCAGTTCGTGAAGGCCATCCGGGATAAGCCGGAGCTGGCCAGCCTGTACGGCCTGATCCAGGCCAGCACGTTCGACAACGAGCTGAACCTGCCAGACGACTATATCCCGTCGCTGATGGCCAGTTACCCGCCGGCGTTGATCGACGCTTACCTGCGTGGCAAGTTCACCAACCTGACCAGCGGCAGCGTGTATGCGGACTTCGACCGCGCGCTGAACCACACGAACGAGATCATCTTGCCAGGCGAGCCGCTGATGGTGGGCTTGGACTTCAACGTCCAGAACATGACCGCCTGCGTCAACGTGGTGCGCGACGGCCTGCCGCGCACGCTGGCCGAGCGCGTGCAGGTGCGCGACACGCCAGCCATGGCCAGGATCCTCAAGGAAGACTTCAAGGACAAAGGCCACCAGGTGAAGATTTTCCCGGATGCGTCCGGCCAGAACACCAGCAGCAAGAACGCGAGCGAGTCCGACCTGTCCATTTTGCGCCAGGCGGGCTTCCTGCTCGAAGTGAACCACTCAAACCCTGCGGTCAAGGACCGGGTCAACGCCTACAACGGCATGATTCTGAACGCCCAGGGGGAGCGCCGCTGGAAGATCAACACCGACCAGTGCCCGACGACGACTGAGGCGCTGGAGCAGCAGGTGTGGGGCGCCGATGGCCAGCCAGACAAGAAATCTGGCCATGACCACCCGAATGACGCGAACGGCTACTTCCTCGTGAAGCGCTACCCGATCGTGAAGAGCACGACGACCACCGCGCCGCTGCGCATGTAACAACAAGGATTTCCATGACCGATGTACGCACACAATCAGCCGAAGCCGCCAAGCTGAACGAGGATTGCGCGCTGATCGCCGCGCTGCTGGGCGGCACGAAGACCATGCGGGCGGCCGGCAAGAAGTATCTGCCGCAGTGGCCAGGCGAGGACAACGGGAGCTACGACCTTCGTTTGGCCGTGGCCACGCTGTTCCCGGCCTATGCGCGCACCATCGATGTGCTCTCGGCCAAGCCATTCAGCAAACCGGTGACGCTGGGCGAGGACGTGCCGGAACGGCTCAAGCCTTGGCTGCAAAATGTCGACCTGTCCGGCCGCGACCTGCATAGCTTCCTCTCGGAAATTACCCAAGAGGCGATGGGCTACGGCTTCGCCGGCATCTTGGTCGACTTCCCCAAGACGGGCAACTTGATCACGAAGGCCGATGAGCAGGCCGCAGGCGTGCGCCCGTACTTCGTCCAGGTGCATGTGCAGAACGTCCTGGGCTGGCTGCCGAAGAATGCAACCAGCCTGAACGGGCTGACCCAATTGCGGCTGTTGGAAAGCGTGTCCGAGCCGAATGGTGACTTCGACACCAAGGAAATCGAGCAGGTGCGCGTCCTGGGGCGTGGTATTTGGCAGACCTGGCGCCAGCGCGAGACCGGCAGCAAGAAGGAATGGGCACTGTTCGAGGAAGGTGTCACGAGCCTGAAAACTATCCCCTTTGTGCCAGTCTACGGCAAGCGCCTGGGCTACATGCAGGCCACGCCACCGCTGCTCGAGCTCGCGCACAGCAACATCGAGCACTGGCAGAGCAAGAGCGACCAGCAGAACATTTTGCATATCGCGCGCGTGCCGATCCTGTTTGCGAAGATGCTCGAAGGCAGCGATATCGCAGTCGGCGCCGGGACTGCAGTAAAGTCGGATTCACCCGATGGTGACCTGAAATTCGTCGAGCACGGTGGAAAGGCCATCGAGGCGGGCCGTCTGTCCATCCTCGACCTTGAAGACCGCATGCGCCAGGCTGGCGCCGAACTGCTGGTGATTAAGCCGGGCAACGTGACCGAATCGCAGACCCTGGCCGACAACGAACAGGGCGCATGCGCTCTGCAGAAGATCGCGGGCAACGTCGAGGACGCAGGCGACCAGGCGCTGCAGTTCATGGCTGAATGGGTGGGGGAGGGCGAAGGCGGTCACATCACCATTTTCAAAGACTTCGGCGCCGCATCGCTCGCCGAGGCCAGTGCAGAGCTGCTGTTCAAGAGCGCCGCTGGCGGGAAAATCTCGGGCGAGACGTACTTCAACGAGCTGCAGCGCCGCGGCATCCTTTCTCCGGATCTGGACTGGGAAACGGAGCAAGAGCGCATCCAGTCGGCTGGGCCTGATTTGTCGGGGGCATAGATGGGTGCGCTTGAAGAGTGGATTGCTGAGATGTTCCTCGTGCACTCCTTGAACCTGCTGCGCTTCTCGGCGGATGTGCAGGGCAAGATCGTTGCGCTGATGGGCGCCATGTCGAAGGAGCTGGCTGCCAAGCTGGGCGAGGGGGAGGTGTCGAGTTATGGGAAACAGCGGCTGGCCGCGCTGCTGCGCGAGTCGAATGCGGTGATCTCGTCCCACTACACCGGAATGCAGGCGGAAATGTCCCGTAACCTGACCGGCATGGTGCGCATCGAGGCCGATTACACGGCCAAGGTGTTGACGCAGGGCCTCAAGATCGAACTGGGCGCCAAGCTTCCGCCAGCCACTTACCTCGAAAAGCTGGTCGGCGACACCCTGATCAAAGGCGCCTCGTCGGCGGATTGGTGGAAGCGCCAGGCACTTGATACGCAATTCCGCTTCGCCAGCCAGGTCCGGCTCGGTGCTGCGCAGGGTGAGACGACGTCGCAGATCGTGTCGCGCGTACTTGGCAAGAGCGCCAAGGCGGCCGATTCGCCGACAAACAAGCCGGCATTGCCTGCCACGCCGCCAATGCCCGACTCGAAGGCGCCGCCCGCCGGGCCAGCAACGAAGCCGGGTATGCCGCCAGTTGATCCAGCCGCCAAGCCGCCTGGCGCCGCGCCAGATCCGGTTGCGCCGGGCGAGCAGGGCATCCTGAAAACGTCAGCCGCAAATGCGCGCGCGCTGGTGCACAGTTCGGTGCAGGCCGTGGCCAACGCTGCCCGGCTGGCCTCGTTTCAGCAGAATGCGGACCTAATCGAGTGCCTGGTCTGGCTCAGCACGCTCGATTCGCATACCTGCCTGCTGTGTGCGATGCGAGACCTGCACGAGTACTCGCTGCACGACCAGGAGCCGATCAATCACACTCACGAATGGGCGGGAGGGCCCGGCGCCATTCATTTCAGCTGCCGCTGTGTCCTCAGCACGCGCACCAAGTCCTTTGCCGACCTTGGCATCGAGCTGGATGAGCCGGGCGATAGCACGCGCCCCAGCGATGGCGGCCCGGTGAGTAGCAAGATGAACTTCAAGGACTTTCTCGCCAGCAAGGGCGAGGCCTGGCGTGCCGAATATCTGGGCCCGGGCCGCGCCGAGATGTATGAGGCGGGCAAGATCACGCTGAATGACTTGATGAACTTGAAGGGCCGCAAGCTGACGTTGGAGCAATTGCGGGCGAAGTACCAGTAAAATGAAAAATAGGTAATTTACCTAAAACATTGATTACTGGAAGGCGTAAAGATGGCGTTCAATATATTTGTTGAGCATGATGATAAGCGGTGCGGTTACTGGGTTAAAGGTGATGGGTTCGATTTCTTCGCCTACTTTACCGGCGACGAGAAAAACGAATTCATTGAATGCGACTCGGTCCGAAGGGAGGGGAGTGACTATGCCCTCCATTTATCCATACGCCTTGGGGCAAACGGAAAAGTCGATAAAGATATTCTAGAAAGCGCCATTCAACGCGAGTTGAGCAAATATTGGCTATAAGTTAGAAACGCAAATCAGCAAACCCGTCACGGCGGGTTTTTATATTCATTTCAGGCCGCCCGGGCAACCAGGCGGCCTTTTTTTATGCCGCAAGCGGACGCGACGCGGTGCACGGCCGGAAGGCCATTCACAAGGGCGGATGCCCGGAAAGCCACCAAATGAAACTCAAACTCGATGCAAATGGCAATGTCGTTGTCCAGGATGGCAAGCCAGTCTACGTACATGACGATGGGAAGGAAGTCCCGTTCGATGCGGCCGCCGCCGTGCAGAAGATCCAAGGTTTGAACGGCGAGGCCAAGTCTCACCGCGAAGCCAAGGAAGCTGCTGAGGCAAAGCTGCAAGCGTTCGCTGGCATTGACGACCCTGCCGCTGCAGCGAAGGCGATCGAACTGATGAAGAACGTCGACGAAGGCAAGTTGGTCGCCGCCGGCAAGGTTGAAGAAATCAAGCTGGCAGCGAAGAAGGCGGCTGAAGAGCAGGTCGCCGCCGCCAACAAGGCCCACGCCGACGAATTGGCCCGCACCAAGACCGAACTGGACGCCATTACCGGCAACCTGTATTCGGAAATGATCGGCGGCAGCTTCAATCGCTCGAAACTCATCGCCGACAAGTTTGCCATTCCGGTCGACCTGGTCCAGGCGCGTTTCGGCCAGGCCTTCAAGGTCGAGACAGGCAAGGTCGTCGCCTACGACGGCGCTGGCAACAAGATTTTCTCGCGCACGCGCCCAGGGGATCTGGCTGACTTTGATGAAGCACTCGAAACCCTGGTGGACCAGTATCCCTACAAGGATCAGATCCTCAAAGGCTCGGGCGCATCCGGCAGCGGTGCACATCAAGGCGGCGGTGGCGGCCAAAAACAAACGGGCAATCTCGGCGGGACGCGCGAAGAGCGTGCCGCTGCTTTTGCTGCTCAATATCCCGAATTAGCGAAAGGCTAAAAAATGTCTCTCTCCCAAATGCAAGTCTTCAACAAGTACATCATGCCGGCGACCATCGAGACGCTGGCGCAGATGGTGGACAAGTTCAACGCCGCCAGTAACGGCGCCATCCGCCTGACCACCGAAGGCTTCGAAGGCGACTTCCTGCAGGAATCCTTCTTTGCGGCTATCCATTCTGCCCAGCGCCGCGTTAATCGCTACGGTGCCAATGGCGTGGCCGCGTCGACCGACCTGACCCAGTTGAAGCACAACTCGGTGAAGATTGCGGGTGGCTTCGGCCCGATCCGCTTCGAGCCATCGCAGATGACCTGGCTGCACAAGCCGACGGCTGAAGGCATCGAAGTTGCCTCGCGCAATTTCGCCGAAGCGATGCTGGCGGACCAGTTGAACACCGCCATCCTGGCGCTGGTGGCGGCCATCAGCAACAACGCCAACACGGTCAACGATGTGAGCGCGACGCGTGGTGTGGACTATATCGCCATGAACGAAGCCCATGGCAAGTTCGGCGACCACAGCGGCAACCTGGTGGCGCAGATCATGAACGGCACGACCTTCCACAAGTTGATCGGCGCCAACCTGGCCAATGCTACTCAGCTGTTCCAGGCCCAAAACGTCCGCGTGGTGGATGTGCTGGGCAAGCCGGTGGTGGTTACCGACGCGCCGGCACTGTACTCGGCTGCCGTCGGCCCTGCGCCTGGTCCTGCGGCACCTGCCAAGCTGCGCGTGCTGTCCCTGGCCGAGGGTGCTGCAACCGTTACCGACGGCTCGGACATTATCAGCAACATCGAAACGAGCAACGGCAATCAGCGTATCGAAACCACGATGCAGGTCGACTACACCTTCGGGCTGGGCTTGAAGGGCTACACCTGGGATGAAGCCTCGGGCGGCAAGTCGCCATCCGATGCCGCACTGGGCACCGGCTCCAACTGGGACAAGGTCGCCACCAGCGACAAGCATACGGCGGGCGTGATCACCATCGGTGACGCGACCAAGTAAGCCTGCGCCGCGCCTCTAAACGGGGCGCGGCTTCTTCAATAAAGCACAAAAAACGGAGTTCCAAATGGAAAAAGATCCGGAAAACATCTGGTATCTGGCTGGGCCGATGTTCCAGTATAACGAGGACGTCAAGGCGCTCGCGCGCCAGGCTGGCCTCAAGATCATCGATGCAAACGTGACTGTTGGCCGCGTCAATGCCGCTGAAGACGTGCCGGAAGTCACGATCAAGGCCGAATATATTGATCAAGGCGCGGTCGAGCGCGTGGCGACCGCAGCCGAGCTGATGGCTGTACGCTCTGATCTGCTGGTAGCGCACGATGATTTGCAGCAGCGCGAACGCGAACTGGCGTCCGAGAAGGATCGCGTCGCCGAACAGGCCCGCGCAAACGAGGCTGAAGCGCAGCGCCTGCGCATTGAAGCGGCAAGTCTCCAGGCCGCGAAAGATGCCGCAGTCGCCGCCACACAGTCGCAAGTTGCACCGGCAACCGCCACGGCCGAAAAGCCAGCCAAGGCCGCCAAGGCCTAATCCCTGGCTATCACCTCCGCGCGCGCCGGGGCATTCCATAAACCGCATTCCCGAAAGCCACCATGCCAACCATCATCGCCGGCGGCACGCCGCAAACTATCCGCCTGCCAGAAGGTCAAGTCCTGAGTGTCAGCGGCTCTGCCGGTACGGCTGGTGTGGTCTACTGCCTCGTTCCATGCCTCCATGGTCGACGGCGACTCTCTTGAATATGGGATGGCCCTGCTGTTATCCGCGGCAGCCACGCCAGGTTCAGGTAACCCTGATGGGCTGATCAGGCTGACAGTAGGATTCAACGATCAGCACCTGACCGCAGGGAACAAATTCGGTGCGGCAATTGCGGGCGACAGCAGCACCGGCCGTCGCCGAAGAAAAACTTAACGTAGTGTCCGGGATGGGTTGACCACTACAGCTTGACCGACGCCGGAATTCAATTAAGCCAACTTAGCCTTGCGCCGTGCAGCGAAACCGACGAAGGCTAAGCCTGCTAGCAGCATGGCGTAGGTTTCTGGCTCTGGTACAGGAAATGTGATATTTGCTGTATATGCCATGTTTGGTACACGCGACTGATCGCGGAACCAGTCACGTTGGAATTCAAGAAGATCAACACCTTCAGGGGTATATTGAATTCTGTATCCACCTGGTAAGCCTCCGTCAGACCAAGATCCTTTCATTATCACTTGTGAAAGTGGATTGATGATGCCTACAGGCGTCAAATATGCAATGTAATTTTCATTGGGAATTAATTTTAAGTTGATGTCCTTTGCCCCGATTGCATGGTCGCCGCCCGTGTACTCAATGGGTGCGCTGACGTATAGCGCCGGTCCGACGGCTTTCCCTCCGTCCCAAGACGCAATTGTTAACGAAACGTTTGCGCCTTCACCCGAAGCCGCATAAAAGGTGAAATCCCTAAGCATTCCTCCGGGCGAGTGAAACGTTTCACCCATGCTAATTAAGTACGGCGGCCATACTCCAAGAGCGGAAATATTGTGGTATGGATATGAAAGATTGGAGTATGTGGTTGCTTGAGCCTGGAGCGATGAGAATAAAAGTAAAGTGCTGAGCAAGATTTTGGTAAAGATAGGCTTCATTATCATTCCTTTGCGATAGTGAAAATGCATTAAGATTGTCATAATAAGATGCTTTTATGATAATTCAAAGGAAAATTGAAATTTCTTATCAAGCAATAGGACATTTATGCTCACCATCGAAAGCGGCACCGGCCTGGCCGACGCCGAATCCTATGCCAGTGTCGCCGCGGCAGATGCGCGCTGCGCCAGCCTGGGCCAGACCGCATGGGCGGCGCTAGCCGAGCCTTCGAAGGAAATCGCCTTGCGCAAGGCGACGCTGTTTATGGCGACTTACCGCACGCGCTGGGCAGGTCGCCGGGTGTATCAGCACCAGGCGCTGGATTGGCCGCGCTACAACGTGGCGGTCGACGGCTTCATCGTGCCCAGCACCATTGTGCCGCTCGACATCGTCAATGCCTGCATCGACCTGGCCGTGCGCGCTACCGCCGAGGACTTGCTGCCGGACTTGGATACGGGGTCGAACGTTATCAAGAAAACCAAGATTGGGCTGTTGGAGGATGAGTACTTCCAAAACACCACGGACGCGCGCGAGCGCTTCGTTGCCGTTGATTCACTGCTCACACCTTATTTTGGCGCGACCGGCGGCGGCAATTCGATCAAGGTGAGACGAGCATGAGCGCATATCCCGCAGTGAAGATCGATGGCTGTTTCGTTGTTGACAACAACTACCGCGACGGCGACAAGGTTTGGATCGTCACCAACCTGATCGCGCGCGCCAGGGATTTGGTGCCGTTCGACCTGCCGCTGGCGGCAATCTACTCCGGCAGCGAGGTCTGGACACCTGTGGGCTCGGCCTACGGCATTGCGCATCACGCGCGCCGAGCGCTGGACGTCGACACCACCCACCCTATTATTATGTGCCAGCAAGGCTTCATCATGGACGGCTGGCATCGCGTGCTGCGTGCCCTGATCGACGGCAAAACCACGATCAAGGCGGTGCGCTTCGCAGAGACGCCGCCGTATGACTATATGAAAGTGCCATAGTCTATGACCGACTACACCAAGACGGCGGCGCGCGCCGACCAGTCCCTGCGCCGCAAGGGCGGCATCGTGGTGCTGCGCCAGGTCGTGACCGGCGAATATGACCCGGACCTGGGCGCGGCGCCCACTACCGCAACGAATTACGAAGGCACGGGCGTGAAGATCGCCTACGAGACCGAGAACATCGACGGCACATTGATCCTGGCGGGCGACCAGAGGCTGCTGCTGTCGCCGCTGCAGCGCAATGGTGCGCCTATGCCAGTGCCAACGGCGGCCGATTTGGTGCTGTTCGGCGGCGCCAGCTACACGGTAAAGAGCGTTGAAACCACGGCGCCGGTCGACGTGACCGTGCTGCACACACTGCAACTTAGGGGGATTTGATGGCCAGTATGTCGTTTTCCATGCAGATCGCCGAATTTATCGCCAAGACGAGGGCTAATCAGGATCTGGTAGTGCGTGCTATCACCATGAAGATCGACAACAAGCTGGTGCAGCGCTCGCCGGTAGGTGATGCCAAGTTCTGGAAGCGCAAACCGCCGCCTGGCTACACCGGCGGTCGCTTCCGCGCCAACTGGCAGCTTTCCATCGGCTCGCCGGCTGCGGGCGTGCGGGACCTGATCGATAAGGACGGCAGCGCCACGATTGCCGCGCACGGCAGCACGATCAACGCGGCGAAGGCAGGTGACGTGATCTACGTAGTCAACAATTTACCTTATGCGAAACGCATCGAGGAGGGCTGGTCGCGCCAGGCGCCCGTCGGCGTCGTGATGCTGACGGTCGTGGAATTCCGCACCATTGTGGACAATGCTGTGAACGGCGTGCGCGACGGCACCACCGCAAGCGAGTTCGCCCAAGGCTATTCGAGCTATAAATTATGAGCCAACCAACAATACGAGCGGCGCTGGAGGCGGCCTTGGCCAGCCTCGCGCCAGCCATCGACACCGCTTGGCAGAACGTGCCGTACACGCCAGTCACTGGCCGGCCGTACCAAGCGGCCTATTTGCTGCCGGCGGAACCGGACAATCATTCCATGGGCGATGGCGCACGCCAGGAGCGCGGCATCTTCCAGGTCAGCTTGCTGTATCCGCCAGGGCAGGGCACCGCCGCCGCCGGCGCGCGCGCTGAAATGATCAGGGAGTTGTTCCGCCGCGGCGCTAGCTTCACGAAGGGCGACGTGACCGTTCAGATTGAGCGCACGCCTGAAATCGCTGACGGCCGCGAGGACGGTGATCGCTGGATGGTCCCTGTCAAGATCAGGTATTTCTGCAACCTGTAACTACATCACCCCACACAGATCGCCTCGGCGGTCTTTTTTTTCGACCAAAGAAAGGCAATCCACATCATGACCACTGCAAACGGCATCGACAGCCTGCTCGTTATCGGCAAGCAAACAGCGGAAGGCACGAAGGCGCTGGCCGCCGCCGGCCGCCTCTATCCGCGCGTGACCGCGACGTTCGACACGGACGCCGACAAGTACAGTTCGGCCGAGATCGACCCAAGCCAGCAACAGAGCGACACCCGCCTGGGCAACTTCCGCACCTCCGGCGCCATTAAGGGCGAGGCGAGCTGCGGGACCTACGCGGTGCTGCTGGCCGCGCTGCTGCGCCGCGACTTCACTGCTGGCGGCGTCACCACGGCACAGAACACCATCGCATCGGGCGCAACGGGCCTGACGCGCAGCGCCGGCTCCTGGCTGGCCGACGGCCACCGTGCCGGTACCGTGGTGCGCATCAGCGGCCTGCTGACCACTGGCTCCGCCAACAACGGCAAGAATTTCTTCGTGACCTCGGTGACTGCCTTGGTATTGGCAGGCCAGTTCATGGACGGCTCGGCGATGACGGTCAAAGCCGCCGGCGACCCTGTGACCGTGACCGCGACCGGCAAGCGCAGCTTCACCCCATTGACCGGGCACACTACGGACTGGTTCACCGCGGAAGTGCAGGATCCGGGCATCGCCGTGAATCGTTGCTTCATCGACCAGCTGGTGAGCAAGGTCGACATCGCCGTGCAGCCGAATGGCATCACGAGCATGGACTTCACCCTGATGGGCAAGCTGGAAGGTCCGACCACGCCAGCGGCGTACTTCGCGGCACCCGCCGCCACGCCCGGTACCGGCAAGTTCTCTGGCGCCACCGCGATGCTGTCTGTCGCCGGCATTCCGTCGCAAATCTGCACGGGCATGTCGCTGTCGCTGGATGGCCAGGTCAAGATCGATCCCGTGATCGGCTCCAAGTTCGCCACGGCCGCCTCGCGCGGCAAGGTGCTGGGCAGCGGCCAGTTCACGGTGCTGATGCAGGATTCGGCATACATCGACTACTTCAAGCAGGAAGTCGAGCTGCCGCTGGCCTACGCCATGGCAGCCAGCACGGCGCCGCTGGCTGAAGTCATGGCGATCGCCATGGGCCGCATCAAGATCACCTCGGCCAAGGTCGATGATGGCGAGAAAAACAAGATTATCACTTGCTCTTTTGATGTGCTCAGGTACCAGGGCGCTGACGCGCAGCACGAGGCCACGACCGTGGCGTTCCAGGACACGAGCCTGTAATTGTCAGGCCGTCAGTTTGGGAACGGCCTGACGGTACGCTATTTTTGCTTCATTTTCGCCCGGCCACGCGCCGGGCATCCTTTTTGGCGCAAGCCAACCCCAGCACCGGCCGGTCGCTGTCGCCTTCGTGGGCGCGGCAGCCGGCACGGGCACTTATCAAAACCCACGAAAGGCACTATCCATGAATACCACCCAAGCACCTGCAGTCCTGAACGCCGCTCAAGCCCTGGCCGTCGCTGGCTTCGACATCGCCAACCTGTCCGCGCCTGCCGCGCGCGTGACCTTCGACGTGCCCGTGATCTTCGACGCCGACGGCGAGCCCGTGGCCGGCATCAGGATCGTCGGCAAGAATTCCGACGAATACCGCAAGGAAAGCCACGCCGTGCGCGCTGAAGGCTATAAGAAGTCGGCCAAGCGCAAGACCGCCATCGACGCTTCCACCGACGAAGGCGCGGATCAGTTGGTGCACGTCATCGATGACAACCAGAAGCGCCTGGCGCTGGCCGTGGCCGTCGACTGGTACGGCTTCACCAGCAATGGCGCCGCCGTGCCGTTCGACAAGGGTCTGATCGCCACGGCGTTCGACAAATACCCGACCTGGCAAGAGCGCGTCACGGCCGCCCTGGAAAATGACGCCAATTTTTTGAAGGTCTAACCCAGGCCCTGCTGCTGTACGCCGATCACCTGTTTGATCGAGCAGCAGCGGCAGGCGACGGCAACGCCAAGGGCGACCACCTGGACACGGCCCGGCAAAACCCGCTTTACCGGGCGCCCGAGGCGCCAGCGGTGCCCCAACTGCCGCCCGAACTGGCCTACATCTGGACCTGGTTCGCCCAGCTGAACCAGAAACGCCAGTGCGGCATGGCCGTGAACGCGCTCACCAGTCCCGAGATACTGGCTTGGCAGGCGCGCCACGGCGTGCGCTTCGATCCGTTCGAAGAGGGCGTGATCGATCGCCTTGACGTGTTGTTTATGCATCACCAAAACAAGAAGCCGTAGCCCTTTCGTGGCGAGCTGTCAACCACAGGAAATCCGCAATTGGTGTGGTTGATAGGGGAGTGATGACGCGGCATACTCGGCATACCGGTGAAAGAAGGGACCCGGTACGCGGATGCTCCTGAGATTTACGAGTGACTTTAAGTCCCTCGCAAACTATGAAGTTGCATTGAAATGCAACTTTATGGATTTTTTTTAGGCACAGGCGGGTGTACTTGTACACCTTCGATGGCTTTTTTTTGCGGGGAGCGCGTCACCCGTTTTGTCGGTAAAGGGTCTGTCGATACGGAAGACCCTTGTGGCGATGCAGGGATGTCCGTATTGGAATTGCCTGGCCACTCCTTTGGCACGATCGAACCAAGCAAACTTGCAATACCTAACAATTCAGTTATGTCGCTTTCGTCGTAATCGATTCGGTGAACCGACTTTGACAACAATCGATCAGTCACTGCGTACTCGCGCTCTGTTAGGCCAAAGGACTCAGGTGGATGCTTCTCAAGTAGTCGCTTTGATAGTGCTGCAAGCACCCCAGCAAATAGTCCTTGAGAGTCTGCCAAGCGAAGCGCGAGCTCGAAAATCGGAGCGACGCTATCTTGCTTTGGCCCGATTTCAAATGACGCTTCTAAGCGTTGCGCAATTTCGTCGTTGGGGAGAGTACTGTTTTCAACTGCGGCCCGCCGTATTTTGTTGTAAAGCTTGTTGGGTATGGAAATTTTCAGCTGTGCAGGGTCAAGCGCCAAAGGGTCACTTCCAAGCGTTAAGGTAAGGCGCCGGAGGATCTCCGCTTGAAGAGAGCGGCCCGCGAGCTTCGCATCTGACTCAAGGCGCGCACGTAGCTCTTCTGGCATGCGGAGGGGATATGGTGTTGTCTGCGATGGCTTTGTCATTCATGCATTGTGCACGATGAGTCTTATTGGATCAAGAATCTACTTGACTCTGAGTCTATAAGAGTCTAAAGTTAATTCATCTAAATATAGGAGAAATTATGAGCCAGCAGGTAAGTGCCTATCCTTTGCGGATGCCTTCAGATTTGCGCGCTTGGCTTGCGTGCGAAGCAAATGTGAGCGGCCGATCTCTTAATAACGAGATTGTGCAAAAGTTAAAAGAATGCAGGGAGAAGGAAAAGAAGAATGTTGTGCCGTAAAGAAAAACCCCGAACGATCCTGGCAGATGGATTCGGGGCTTATGTCAACCACTGAGAGTGAGGTTTAACGAAATGAATACTACCACGACCGCCCTTGCGTTTCAAGGAGCAGCACTAAAACCGTTGTCGCGAGCAGGGCAAATCTGGCTTCGGATGTCCGAGATCGAGCTGGCACTTGGGTATGCTCAAAAGGGCAGCGGGCTGGCGAAGATTTTTTTGAAGCACACTGATGAATTCACTGCCACCATGACCAAAGTGGTCAAGCTGGCGACGGCGGGCGGCAAGCAATCCGTACGCATCTTCAGTCTTCGCGGCGCGCACCTGCTGGCCATGTTTGCCAGGACTGACACCGCCAAGGCTTTCCGCGTGTGGGTGCTGAACATCCTGGACGCGGAGATCGAGCGCCAGCGCCTAGCAGCGGCGCCGGCGCGCATCGCAGGCGATCAACTGGCAGTACTGAAAGAGATTTGCCAACGTCGCGTCATGGAAAAGGTCAACGAAATCCCCGACATGATGAATCGTGGAAAGGTGATTGAGCCTACGTTCCGCAATATGACTTCGGCCCTGTTGCGCAAGTTCAACGTCGAGGCCATTGAAGATTTGCGCGCCGATCAGTTTCCGATTGCCTGTGAATTCATGGAAACCGTTCCCACTACCTGGGAAATCGTTGACGAAGAGCAGGCGCAACCGGTCAACTACCACTATCCGATTGCGGCAGCCGATCCGCATGACCGCGACGAGCGCTTCGGTGACGGCATGCTGTCGCCGAAGGTTCTGATGGACCCGCGCAATCGCGCCTTGGAGGTGGAGTTGCTGGACCAGTTGGCGCGTGATGGTCATGACGTTTCAGGTGCGCGAATCCGCATCACAGCGATGCGCGAAGGTCTGGCCCGATACCTACGCGCTCAAACGCGCATGGATAACTGGCAGCAACGGCTCACTGCATTGGTCGATGAGTTGAATGCATATAAGCGCGAGCAGGGCTTGGGTGTTCTGTTTGACCGGGCGCCTAATCCGAATAGTCCGCTGGAGTGTGACGTGTATAGCGCTCAGCTTGCCGCGCTTCGAGTGCCAGCATGAGCGCGCCACCGCGAGGAGCGGAACTGGATGCAATTCGCGCAGTCGAGGCTGAATCACTGCCGGCACTTGTGTGGGGCGGGGCAAAGGTAATTACTACGGAGCTGCTGGCGCAGATGTATGGCACTGATGTAAAAAATATCCAAATGAACCACACGCGCAACTTGGCGCGGTTCGAGCAGGGCGTGCACTTCTTCAAGGTGTCGGGTAAAGCACTGGCAGATTTGCGACCAACTTTAAGTGGGTCACAAATCTCAGCAAAGACTCGTTCCCTCATGCTTTGGACTGAGCGAGGCGCCGCACGCCACGCAAAGATGATCGAGACGGATCAGGCGTGGGGCGTGTTCGCTGCCCTCGAAGATCATTATTTCCAGCGTCGTGAAGGTCGTCTTGCTGATAAAGGCATCGAAGAGCCAGAACTCAGCTCGGTGCGTGACCGCGAGCCGCTGCTGATCGCTGCCGTTCGCGCCATGGTGAAGCATCGATTGCCGTTCCACAAGGTCTACCAGACCATGAATTTCTATGCGGGCTCTCCCAGGTTTGCAGTTATGACCAAGGCTCAGGTCGTGGAAGCTGAGCAATTTATTGATCGACTTCTCCTTGGCAACGATACGCGCGCCGACTGGTTAAGGATCGGCGCGAATAAGCAGGAGCTGACGGGTGATGATGACCAGCCAGAGTTGCTCGGTTTTGAAATACCCGGGACGCTTGCAGGGCCGGAGAAAAAATAAGGAATTAGCGACATCAATAGCCGCCCGCAGAAATGCCGGCGGCTATTGGTGCTGGTGTAAGATTGCCTCCTTGAAAACAGGAGGGCATGTGAGGCAATTTTTCTTTGCATTTATGGTGGGCGGGTTATTTCTTGGCAGCGCTTCGGCGGCACCGAGTGATGGCTATTGCCTTATGGTCGGGGAGTTGGCTGAGGGTTATGCAAGGACTATGGAAGTCGGTGGTACCGAGCAAGATATAAAAGACTACACCAAAAGAAATGCACCTAAGCGAACCAAGATGCCGACCAATGAAGAGATAAAGAACGAGTTGGCGAAAGAGCGATTATTCGAAAACGTTGCAAGATATGTATTCACAGTCAAGTTAGATTCAAAGAGTGCTCGCTTGGTAGGCTACAAAAAATGCTTGGCAGGAGATTTTAGTTATTAGTTTGGTCAGATAAATCTGGCCCATGCGACCGCAGCCACCTTAGGGTGGCTTTTTTATGACTTCAGCCCGCCTTGAGCGGGTTTTTTTATGGGCGACCTATGCCAGACATTGCCGAACTAGGACTTTCGATTGATACACGCCAACTGGAGCAGGGCGCCCAGGCCATGGATCGCCTCGGCGCCGCCAGTGAGAGTGTCGAGAAGAAGGTCGACAGCGCGACGACGGCCATAGACAAACTTGGCAAGGCGAGCGCGGACGCCAAGGGCAAAACTGCGGAAGGTGCAGCCGCTGTCGATGCTGTGGGCGAGGCAGGCGCGCGCGTGGTCCAAAAGGTGGATGCTGCGACCGCTTCTATCGACGCGATGGGCGCCACCGCCACCCGCATTCGCACGGTCTTCCTCGGTGGTAGCAACACGCTCGACGGCTTCATGGGTTCGTCGATGGGCGTCTGGCGTAGCAGTGAGGCTGCCGCTGCAGGGATTGATAGTCTTGGCAATGCCACCGAGCGTACTTGGAAGAAGCAGGCTGACTACAACGGTGCGATGGCCGACACGACCCGCATCATGCGGCAGGCCGCCGACGCAGCTCGGACCCTGGAAGAGTCCAATCACAGAATGCTGATGCAGCTTCAGCGCGAGATCGATACTTTCGGCATGGCGCGCGGTGAACTGGAGCGCTATCGCGCCGCCGAATTGGGCCTGGGTAGTGCGGCCCAGACCAAGGCAGCGGCATTAGGCAATAGCATAGATGCCATGCACCGCGAAGAGCGGGCCGCCCGCGATGCAGCGGGAGCGCAGGATCGGGCAGCAGCCGCTGGTGATCGTTTTATCAAGAACCTGCAGGACCAAGTGGCCACGCTGGGAATGACGACCCAGCAGCTACAAACCTACCGCGCCGCCCAGTTGGGCGTATCCGACGCCGCTTCACCGCTGATCAACAAGCTGGCCGAGGCGGGCGCCGGCGCAAAGTCGGCGGGCGGCCATATGGAGGGCCTGAGTTTTCAATCGGCGAGCGCCAAGCGCGAACTGCTCGTGCTCGCCCATGAGCTGAGCCAGGGCCAGTTCCAGCGTTTTGGCGGCTCGATGATGGTCCTCGGCGAACAAACTGGCGCCGCCAGCCTGCTGTTCAGCGCAGCCGGCCTGGCCGCACTGGCGTTTGCTGGCGCACTGGGCACGGTCGGCTACGCAATGATCAAAGGTGCAAGCGAGCAACGTGAAATGAACAATGCCCTGATCTCGACAAACAACTATGCAGGCGTTACCAGCGACAAACTGAACGAAATGGCGCATGCCGCGACTGAGGCAGGTGGGAGTATCCGTGAGGCCAAGAAGGTCGTTACAGAGTTGGCCGGCACCGGCAAATTTACGGGCGATCAGATCGCCTACATTACCGATGCCGTCATTGCGCTTGAGCATGCTGGCAGTAGCTCCATTAAAAAGACCATTGCAGAATTTGAGTCGCTGGCTGTGCAAATGACAGGTAATGGCGCGCGCTCCACCGAGGCAATTACCCGGGCTGCATTGAAGCTTGACGATACCTATCACTTCTTGACAATCGAAGTGTTTGCGCATATTCGCGCCTTGGAAAAAGAAGGGGAGCAAAAGGCGGCATCTGCTTTGGCAACGGAAGAATTTGCAAAGGCAACGAAAGACGGTGCTGAGAAGATGGTGAAAAATCTAGGGTCAGTGGCAACTGCTTGGCATGCTGTCACCGAAGCCATCGGCGAGGCGATGTCTGCAATTGGTGATTTCGCCAAGAAAGGCTCACTGGCCAAGGATGTTGACGCTTACAGTTTCCGCTTGAGTCACTTTGACCAGCAACTAGAAGAAAGCAATGTTCGCCTGGGCCGGGCGCCAGGAACCATCTCGCCAGAAATGGATGCGACGCGCACTAAAATTGTCCTGGGATTAACGGCAGCTGTTGAGAAACTGAATATTGCCGAAGCGCAAGCTATTGCACAAGGTGACGAGCAGCAAAAAAAATCAGCTTTGATGCATGATATGCAACGCATGCTGGCGGCCGACGACAAGCGCAAGGAAGAGTCACTCGGCCGTCTGAATGTCGAGCTGGAAAAGAACCGGAGGACACAGCAAGGGCTTATCGATTTGAAATCGGAAGACCCACTTATTCAAGCGATGATCACGCCGGAAGCCATCGAGGCGCGCCGCCTCGCAACAATCAAAGAGTTTTCGAAGAAGCCGGCCGGCGTAAAGCCCGACCAAGTCGAAAACACCGCGATGGCGGATCGCCTAGCCCGCATCCAGGATGATGTGAATCTCGAAAAAGAGAGAATTGGACAGCTTGCCAAGATTAACGAGATGTTCCATAAGGCAGGGCGACTTGGCGATGAGGAATACTTTAAGAATAAACGTGACAATGCGCGGGCCGCTGAACAAGAGGAAATTAATGGCTATACCAGGCAAATTGCAGTCCTCAAAGATCACCATAACGCTACTGGCGTAGAGGCAGAAAAAAATAGTAAAAAGGCAAATGATTTAGATGCTAAACGCGCAGCGGCAATTTTGCGGGCAGCTGATGCCGTCGAACTTACGGAAATGGAGGAAATGCTGCGTAAGGACGCGCTTAGTGAGGCGGCGGTACTGGCAACCAATAAAGAGATTGGCGCGATTAATGCGCAGATCGCCGTCACAGAGGAGCAAATCCGCACCTACGGCTTGTTGCCGGCGCAAAAGACAGCTTTGGCTGTCGCTGACCTTGAAGAGCAAAAAGCGGCCCTTGCTAGTTTCGATGGCAATGAGAAGGTCATCGATGGCATTAATCGCAAGATTGAAGCGATGAAACGCCTTGGCATCGTGCAAGGCAAGGCTTCGGCGCAAGAGCGGGGCGGCGATGTGGCCAGGGCCAAGGAACTGCTGGATATCCTGACGGCTGTCGATACCGCAACGAAGTCGGCAGCGCAAGGTATGACGGCCTCGTTCGGCGCGGTAGGCACTGCCATCGGCGGGCTCACGACGGCTTTATCTGGCTATGCCGTCCAACAGCAGGCTATTGCTGCGCAGTTGGCGGTCGCTACCAAAGATGCATATGGCGATCCGACAAAGTTAGCCAAGGCTCAGGCCGCCGCTGCCCAGCAGGGCGCGCAGGCGCAGATCAAATCCTATGGTGATATGGCCAACTCAGCTAAGGGATTTTTCAAGGAAAACACCGCCGGCTATCGGGCAATGGAAGGGGCGGAAAGAGCTTACCGCGCCGTGGAAATGGCGATGGCCATCGAATCGATGGTGAAGAAGTTGTTTGCCGTCGAAGTTGTGACTACTGCAACGCTCGGTGCTGAGGCCGCGAAAACAGTCGCGATTCAGGCCGGCACCGCAACGCAAATTGCAGCCGACACAGTAAAAGGCACATCTGCTGCAGCCGTCGCCGTGGCAACGCAAGCGCAGGGAGATCCTTACAGTGCTTGGATTCGTATGGCTGCAATGGCGGCGGCGATGGCGGCCTTGGGCTTCGCCGTCTCTGGCGGCGGTGGATCGGATACCACTGCGAAGGATCGCCAGGCCGCCACCGGTACCGGCTCCATCCTGGGCGACTCATCCGCGAAATCAGAATCGATTGCCCATTCGCTGGCCATTATGGAGAAAAACAGCGGCCTGGGCCTGGCGCATACCATTTCGATGGATTTATCCCTGAAACAGATGGTGTCAGGTATCGGTAATCTGGCGGGACTGCTGGCGCGCTCCGGTGTGACCGCTGCTGGTGGCGGCGCTGCGGCAGGGGTGCAAACTGGCACGACCATTCTGGGCGGCAGCTTGGGCATGGCAGCCGGTACGCTGGCTGGCGGCGTCGGCGGCGCGGCACTCGGCACTTATCTGGGGATGGGCATGGCGGCCATTGGCGGCCCGCTGGGCTTGGCCGTTGGGGCTGTGCTCGGTTCGGTGCTCGGTGGCGTCGTGTCGAAACTGTTCAACACCTCGACCTCAATCAAGGACCAGGGTATCACCGGCAAGGCCATGTCGCTGGGGAATGTAGATGCGCTGGGCTTTACGGCCCAGGCGTATGCCGATGTCAACACCAAGAAAAAGGCCTTCGGCATCAGCTACAGCAGCAAGGACAGCACCAAAACGGCAGCGCTGTCGGATGAAATGAACGACCAGTTCACCATGATCATCAGCAGCATGGGACAGACCATCCGCAGCGCGGCCGACGTGCTGGGCCTTGGCGGCGAAGCCTTCAACGCCAAGCTCAATACCTTTGTGATTGACCTGGGCAAGATCAGTCTGAAAGACCTGTCGGGCGAAGAACAGCAAAAGGCGCTGGAAACGGCCTTTTCCAAGCTGGGCGACGACATGGCCAAGTTCGGCGTGGCCGGCCTGCAGCAGTATCAGGCGGTGGGCGAGGGCTACCTGGAAACGCTGGTGCGCGTCACCAACGACTTTATGCAGGTATCCGACGTACTGGCCGTGCTGGGCAAGTCGTTCAATACCACGGGCTTGGGGGCGGTGGCGCTCAGCGAAAGCCTGATCGCTGCGGCCGGCGGCCTGGATAAGCTGACCAGCGGTACCGGCTTCTTCGTCGAGAATTTCCTGACCGAAGCCGAGCGCATGGCGCCGATTACCAAGTCGGTGAATGACGCCATGGGCAGGCTGGGGCAGTCTGGCGTGACGACGGTGGAGCAGTTCAAGGCCCTGGTGCTGGCGCAGGACCTGAACACGGCTGCCGGCCAGGCGATGTATTCGCAGTTGATCGCCATTGCTGAGCCGTTCAAGAAGGCGGCCGACTACGCGGCTGAGCTGGCGGCGGCAACCGGCGACTTTGCTGCCGTGGCGAAAACTGCCAGCGAGATCGCCAGCGAGCGTCGAGACCTGCAGCAACAGCTCAACGAATTGACGAAAAGCGAAACGGAGTTGCTGGCGATCCAGCGCGCCGGCATCGCCGACGTCAACCGGGCGCTGTTCGACCAGGTGCAGGCGGCCAAGGCCGTTGTATCGGCCAAGGATGCGCTGGCCAAGGCCTACGACACCGAGGCGGCAGCGGCCAAGACGGCGCTGGACAAGTCGAAATCGTGGGTGGACACCCTCAACGGCCTGAACGCCAACATGGCCCTGGGCAGCCAGTCGACGCTGACGCCAGAGCAAAAGTACGCCGAGGCGCGGGCCCAGTTCGAGAAGACCCTGGCGGCGGCCAATGCCGGCGACACGACGGCACAGTCCGGCCTGTCGGCTGCCGAGCAGGCCTTCCTGACGGCATCCCAGGTGGTCAACGCTTCGGATGCACGCTACGCGGCAGATTACGCTCGCGTAGTGGCGGCCAACGACGAGGCGTTGAAATGGGCCTCGGCCCAGGTCGACGTGCAGCAGGCCAGCCTGGATGCCCTGAAGGCCCAGGTATCGGGCCTGATCACCATCAACGACAGCGTGCTGACGGTGGCGCAAGCCATCGCCAACCTGCAGGCGGCGATGGGTGTGTCGAGCGGGTTGGGTGTGGAATTTACTAATGCGCCAGCCGTTGCTGCGCCAGTCGCGTTTTCTAGCGCTCCGGCCCCCGTAGTTTTCGATGTCATGCGCTATTCGGCTGGCTCGAATGTTGGGTCCGACGCATTGGTCGCTGAAATCCGCGCCTTGAACGCCAGGCTGGATGCCCAAACAGTTGAGACCAAGGGCCTGCGCGCCGATCAGGCCAAGCAAACCGGCGCCGCCATCCAGGCCACGGTCGAATCGAACGACAAAGCAGCGAAGACGGTCGTGGCCGGTGTCGATAAATCCGCCAAGGCAGCTGCCTGGGCAAAACGAGTGGAGTACTCTCAATGAATGATGCGCAATTTCTGGCATGGCTGCAAAGCTCGTCGGCCACCCGCATGGTGCTGATCGAGGTGCAGGTGAATGTGGGGGGCGTCGAACAGACGCGGTTTATCTCCTCCTGGCCGTATGTTACCGGCCCGGCCGATATCCCGCCCAACGTCGAGTACCTGCCGCTGGCCACCGGCGGTCTGGCCTTCACCGAGCAGGTCAGCCTGACCGGCGAGGCTGGCTTATCGGGCGGGGATATTGAGCTCGACAACGGCGATGGCGCGCTTGATGGCTGGCTCGCCGACGTCTGGCGCAACCGCCCCATCAAGGCCTGGTCCGGCGATCCGGCCTGGCCGCGCAGCGATTTTCGGCTGATTTTTGACGGCATCGTTGCCGATATCGGCAGTTCCGCGCGCGAATCGATCAACCTGTCGCTGCGCGACAAGCTGCAGCGCCTGGATACCCCCATCACCGAGACCAAGCTGGGCGGTACAACGCCGAACAAGGACGCGACATTGCCGGTGCCGTTCGGCGAATGCCACAACGTCACGCCGCTGCTGACTGACCCGGTTACCCTGGAATATGGTTTCCTCGGCGCCGTCGAGTCGAGCTTCGAGGTGCGCACGAACGGCAAGCCGATTGCTGTTGCCTTGAATGATCAGGCGGGGCGCTTCAACCTCACCACGCCGCCGTATTCGGCGGCCATCACGGTCAGCGTGCAGGGTGACAAGGGCGGCGGTTATGCGCCGCGCATTGCCCCGCTGGTGCAGCGCATCGCCACGGCTTACGGCAAGGCGTCCGACCGCTTCACCCTGGCCGACCTCGACCTGGACAACCTGGCCGCCTTCGACGCCGCTCACCCGCAGCTGGTGGGCCTGTACGTTGCGGACCGGATGAACCAGGCGCTGGCCATCCAGCAGCTGGCGGCCAGCGTGGGCGCCCAGGCGGTCATGTCGCGCACCGGCCAGCTGCGCCTGGTGCAGATCGCGCTGCCGGCCGCTGGCATTCCGGTGGAGATCGGTCCCGAACACATGCGGCTCGATTCCCTGCGCCCGGTGCAGCGCTTGCCGGTGGTGGCGGCCGTCAAGATCGCCTTCGACCGAAACTACACCGTGCAGGCCAGCCTGACCACCAGCATTCCGCCGGCGCATGCCGACCTGTACGCGACGGAGTGGCTGACGGAAACGGCTGTCGATACTGCGGTCAAGGCGCGGTACCGGCTGACCGACGACCCGCCGCAAATTGAAACCTGCCTCAAGACCAACGCAGACGCCAAGGCGGAAGCGGCGCGGCGCCTTGCCTTGAACAAGGTGCAGCGCACGATATACGAATTCGACGGAGAGCCTGAGATGATGCTGGAACTGGGGCAGCCCGTGGTGCTGCGCGATGATCGATTCGGCCTGCAGGATGGCGTGCCGGGCGTGGTGGTGATGCTGTCACACCAATGGCTGGCTGGGCGCGTGACGGTAGGAGTGCTGGTATGACGGCTATCGGCGGTGCGCGCGATACGCTGCTGCAGGCCACGGCGGAGCGCTTCAGCACAACGGCCGACGGCAAGGCGATCCTGCTGACTGGCAGCACGCCAGTGTTTCGCGTGAACAGCGCCGGCGCCGGCGCGCCCGGCTCGATTGCCATCACCGCCAAACCAGTGAACGTGGTCGGCGATATCGTGTTTTCGGTGTCTGATGGCACGCAGCTGAGCGTCAACGGCAACGTGGCCACGGTCGATTTTGCCACCATGACCACAGATACGGCCCTGGTGCAGGCGCGCATCCGCGAATTCGGCGTCGACTACATCGGTAGCTATATGATCAGCAAGGTATTCGATGGCGTCGCGGGCGATACGGGGCTGGCTGGCCTGAACACTGGCCAGGCCTTCGCCTACAAGCGCTCGGCTGCCGTTCCCACGGATTCGCCGGGCGACGTGGTCTTTACGTTTGCCACGGCCGCCATCACCACGCCCGCCGGCAACGACCTGGCCCATGGCTGGTCGAAGGTCATTCCAGCCGGTACCGCGCCGCTGTACGTATGCGTGTCGGCGGCCAGTTCGCGCAATGCCACGGACAATATCGCCGCCAATGAGTGGTCGGGGGCCGTGCAGCTGGCCAAGGACGGCGCTGCCGGTGCCGATGGCAGCAACGGCCAAAACGGCATGGATGGCTTGAATGTAGCGCCCGTGCGCATCTACCAGCGTGGCGCCAGCAATATTGCGCCGGAGCTGCCGAGCGCGGCATGCACGTTCACCTTTGCATCGGGCGCGCTCGCCGGCTTGAACAACGGCTGGTCGACGCAAGTGCCGACGGCAGGCGGTGCCTACCTGTTCACCTCCGGCGCCACGGCCGCGTCGCGCGCGGCAACCGACGATATCACCCCTGGCGAATGGTCGGCCGCCGCACGTCTGGCCGCCGACGGCGTGACGACCTACACCTGGGTCAAGTATGGCAATACCGCTGCCGGAGGCGGCTTTTCGGACTCGCCCGTCGACATGAGCTATATCGGCCTGGCCTACAACAAGGCGACGGCGGTCGAGAGCGACAACCCGGCAGATTATGCGTGGTCCCTGATCAAAGGCGGCGACGGTGCGAACGGTGCCGACGGAGCGGACGGAGCGGACGGCAAGACTACTTACACCTGGATCAAGTATGCGGACAATGCCGACGGCACCGGGCTGTACGACACGCCCCGCGACAGCACCCTGTACCTGGGCCTGGCCGTCAACAAGCCCAGTGCGGCCGCCAGCACCAACAAGGCGGACTACACCTGGTCGAAGTTCCGTGGGGGGCAGGGCGTAGCCGGGCCATCCGGCCAGCGCGGTACCGTCACAGTGACGGCGCCCGGCTATTCGGCATGGTCGGACGCCTCGGCCGTGTATGAAATTGGCAAGGCCGGCTACGGCGCGCCGATCAACCGGGATGTGGTCACCTTGCATGACGCCACGCATGCAGTGACGAAGTTCTTTGTAAATGGCGAGTGGCTGGCTGCCGACACCGTATTGAATGGCAATTTGCTGGTTCCCGGCACGGTGGCAGCAAAGGCGTTGGCGGTCGACGATCTAGCTGCTGTGTCCGGTATCTTGGGTAAGGTGACAGCGGGTGATATTTCCGCCACCACCATCCATGGCGGCCCAGGCTATCCATCAGGTGCCTGGGGATGGCCGAGCAATGGCGGCTACGGCTTTCATTTGAGTGAGGCTGGAATGCTGATGGGCAATTACGCTGCAGGAAAATATGCGCGCTTCGATCCGAACGGCGATATTTACACGCCGCAATTCAAGATCATTGCCGGTGCCGCCACCTTCACCGGCGCACTGTCGGGTGTTACCGGCACCTTCAATATCCTACAAAGTCCTGGTCGTGCGGCTGGGGCAGCTGGCTACGATTTGCTCTCGACAGGCATCTACTTTTATGACGGCACGCATCCTTTGCCGTACATCGAGCTGGGAGCGGCGATTACATGAAAAATAACAAAAATGGAGGCCGGTATGGCTGACCAGGTCTTGATCGTGCGCGAACCTGGCACGAGCCGGGTCAAATTTGATTCCCGTCTGGCAGTGGGGGGCGTGTGCCTGGGGATTTATGCGGTGCCGTCCGGGGTGCATGCCTATTCATTTCCTGGCATGGGGCCTGGGTTGACCGGGATAGTCCTGACCATCAGTGGTAACAATTTGTCGGGTCTCGCATATACATACGATAACGACCTGGGCTACCCACGGTTTATTTTCAATGGTGTGAGTATTGGTGAGCCGGTCGCGCTCTTCGTTAAATGAGCGCCCGTCTTCGCATCCGCAATGGCGCGCGCGAGCTTGTGGTGACATCCGAGGCGCGCCTGCCGTACTGCCTGGGTAAGGCCACGCCGCAACCGGTCGTGCAGCCGGCTGGCGACGTGAGAAATGCCGCCCCTGGGCGTGTCGCTGGCTATCAGGACTATCGTGTCTACCACCCCGGCCCGATTCTGGTGGCGTTTGATCTGCCTCTTGGTCGCAAAGTCGGCATTGTCAGTGTGACGAGTCCGGCGGCAGGAATTTGGGACATTCGTGCCTATTGCGGCGCCTCACCTGACGCGTTTGGGTTCGACACGCAATTCGCTCTGGACGTATGGGTGTTTGTCCTCCCAGGCGCGACGCCAGCCCCAAAAGGGCTGGTTCTGCGCGATCCACTCAGCCAAGTGATCGCTGCCGATTTCGGGCAGCATTCGCCCCTGTTTCCGCGTGGATCAGGCGTGACAGGCGGAACAGTTACCCGCGTCGACATCCCATTGCTGCAGCGTCCGGTTGGGATCGGGATGCCAAACTTTTGGAGCATCTCGGAATCGGCAGGCGGAATACCTGGCAGTTTCGATCACGAAGAGCGGCGCTCGTTTTGGCGCCGTACAAGTGGCACCGAGCTGAGTACTACAAGTAGCGTCGTGCAGCGCTACACCATGCCGGCAGGTGATCCACATCAGGACGGGCTGGATGGTGAAAGCACAATTTTTATTATTGAAGGCGCAAACCTGCCATGACAAACCTCCGCATCCTTTATGACAACGCAGCCGACCGGGCGACGCTGACCGCATCGAGCCAGGCCGGCACGCTGGGGCCGGCAAACCTGCAGCTCGACAGCAAGAACGCCATTCTGCGCGCCACCAGCGCGGCGCAAACCATCACCGCGACTTGGCCAACGCAGGAATCCATCGCCTGCGTGGCGCTGATCTTCACCAATATGACCAGCAGCGCGCGCATGCGCGTGCGCGGCTATGCCCAGCCGGGCGATAGCGCGCCGGTGCTCGACACAGGCAACGTCTTCCCGTGTCCGGCCGCCGTGCATGGCACATACCCCTGGGGCGTGCTACCGCTGGGCTGGAACGCCTACAAGTGGGGCGGTGTCAACACGTGGGCGCGTGGCGGCGGCGCCGACGGCGTCGCCTGGTTTGCGCCCGTGCGCGTGCGCAAGCTGGTGATCGACGCGTGGTCACCACAAAGCCCGGAAGGCTACCTGGAGATATCGCGCCTGGTGACGGGCAACTACTGGTCGCCGGAACACAACGCCGAGTACGGCGCCCAGTTGCTGCCGGAGGACGGCAGCGAGGTCTACCGCACGGGTGCAGGGGGCCTCAAGACGCAGATTCGCCCGAGCAACGACAAGCTGAGCATCAACCTGGCGCACCTGACGCCCACTGACCGCGCACGCTTCATGCGCATCTTGCGCGAGAACGGCAAGGGCGAGCCCATGCTGTTCAGCCTGTTCCCGGAAAACCCTGATCCGCTGCTGGAGCAGGACCACATGCTGTATGGCAAGGCCAGCAATATCGACGCGGTGGCCACGCCGTATTTTGAAACCTATTCTGCACCACTGCAAATTGAAGGAATTTAATGGCTAACTTTTTTTATGATGGCATGCCGAATGTCAATGAGTGCCTGAACGCGCTGTACACCGCATTTGCTGCTGGACCATACAACGCACTGCCGCTGACTGGCGGGACGTTGACTGGTCCGATGACCACGACATCGACCATTACCGCAATTCGCTTGGGGCAACTTGGCATTATCGAACAATTGGCATTGGTAACGAACTCTAGCGTTTCTGGCATTGCCGGCACTGCCATCCGGTTTGGTTACCCAGGTGCCGATGGGTACGGCACTCGAATCGTCGGCGCAGGTGACCCAGGGAAGCGTTATGCCGGCTACACCGCATTCGAGACGGGAGAAGGACTTGGGAAATGGCGGGAGGTAGCACGCTTGACGGAGCGAGGCTCGATGCTGGTAGGGACAACGTACGACAATGACGTCGATCTCGTGCAGGTGGCCGGGTCAGGTGGTTTTACTCCTGTCGGCGAGCAAGGGACGGCACTGCTGCGGGCGGGCCTGTCAGGCTCTGTGGAGACAATGGTGCTTCGTGCAGGCAGTGGCGATCTGCTGCCTGTCGCTGCCACCGTAATGTATATCGGGAAAAATTCAACTACCAGCAGCAGTATCCGTGCGCTCGGCACCGTTAATACCCCGGGCAATGATTATGCTGAGTACATTTTCAAATCTGCCCTGTGCGGGATAGTCGCCAAGGGGCAGATTATCGGTATCACGGAAGACAATACCATCACTGATAAATGGGGCGACGCTGTCATGTTTGCCATCAAATCGACCGCCCCGTCCTATGTCGGCGGCGATTCCTGGGCGACCTGTGTCGGGCCACGTCCGATACCCCAGGCGGGGCCAGTGCCATCGCCGCCACCGCGCCGCGCTGATGTAATCGAGCAGCGGGCGCTGCCCGGCACCAATCCCCCGGAGTATCAGGAAGTGGTGACGCCCGGCGATACCGACGCCGAGTGGGCGGCCAAACAGGCCACGTATGCTGCCGCCCTGGCCGCGCATGATGCCGCCATGCAGCTGTATGCGAAGGCTATGGCCGTGTTCGATGCAGCGTTGGAGGTCGAGCGCCAGAAGGTCGACCGCATCGCCATTGCCGGCCGCGTGCCGGTCAACGTGCAAGGCGCCCAGCCAGGCGACTACATCGTGCCGGTGCAGGACGGTGCTGGCATCAAGGGCATTGCCGTGCACGAGGATGACCTCAGCATGAAGCAGTACCTGCGCGCGGTCGGCCGTGTGATTTCGATTGAACCGGACGGCCGGGCCTATGTGATGGTCAAGGTCGTGTAGCACAGCAGCATTCCACCACAAACCCGCTTCGGCGGGTTTTGCCTTTATTGGGCAGATGGTTTTCGTCAATTTGCAGGGGGGAGGGCAGCACAGACTGAAGATTGGTGCAACTGCTAAGAGCGGTAACGCGGCAGGACTAGTTGGGAGCTAAGGGATCGAGAAATAGTCGGTGCTATTCGGCTGGCCAGGTGCAGCCTTGTTCATCGAGAAAGTGGGAATCAGAGTACCGACTCCTATTTCTTTCGAAAGGATGCCCCCCAATGAAGCGATTTAATCAATTTGTTCAAGATATTCGTCCATTTCTTGAGTTGATCTATTTTGTAGTATGTATTTCCCATGAGCTGCAAAAATATGTTTGATCAGTCTATTCATTGACTAAATTTCGGCAGCATCACCCAAACCCGCTTCGGCGGGTTTTTTCATTTCTACCACCTGAAAGGCATCACATGGCCATCGAAACAACCGCCGCCGGCGGCGCACTGATCAAAATTTTTGGCATCCCGGTCCTGGCCGGTGCTGCCGCAACCTCACTGGGATTCATGTTTATGTGGCCAAAAACTGCCAAGGAAGCGGGTGTGCGCTTCTTCGTCACCATTCTCTTTTCCGCCCTGATGGGGCCGGCCCTGGTCGTGGTCGTGCGCAACTGGATGCCGGGCCTGTTCGACAGCGCGCGCGCCGTCGCCGTGCTGTACGGCAGCGATCCGGCCCTGGGCTTCCTGTTCATCGCTGCGCCGCTGATGGTGGCGGCCGGCTTGCCCGCCTGGTGGGTGCTGGGCGCCACGGTACGCTGGCTCGACAAGCGCCGCGACAAGGACATCGGCGAGCTGGCGCGCGACGCGGCCGCGATCGTCAAGGACGTGCGGGGTGGCCTGTGAACCTGAGCCCACATTTCAGCCTGGCCGAACTGGTCGCCTCGCAGGTGGCCACCCGTAAGGGTATCGACAACGCGCCGGCACCCGCCATCGTCGCCAACCTCACGCGCCTGGCCGCGCTGCTGGAGCAGGTGCGCGCGCTGGTGGGCGCGCCCATCACCATTTCCAGCGGCTACCGCTCGCCGGCGCTGAACAAGGCCGTGGGCGGCGCGGCCAACAGCGCCCACGTGCTGGGCCTGGCTGCCGATATCAGCACGGCCAAGCTGGCGCCCAAGGCGCTGGCCCTGCTGATCCGGCAAAGCGATATCGCCTTCGACCAGCTGATCTACGAAGGCACGTGGGTGCACATTGCCCTGTCGGCTGGCGCGCCGCGGCGCCAGGTCCTGACGGCCAAGTTTGCCGGCGGCGGCGTCAGCTACGTGGCGGGCATCGTATGAGCGCCCTGGCCACGCTGCCGGGCGCCGCCGTCAGCGGGATCTGGAAGGCGGCCGCCATCGTGCTGGCCGCCGCGCTGCTGCTGGTGGCCAGCTCCACCGCGACCGGCTGGTGGCTGGTCGCTGGCGACCGTGACGCCGCGCGCGCGGCGCTGGTGCGGGAGCAGGGCGTCGGCGCAGCGCTGCGGACCTCGATCAGCGAGCAAAACCGCGCCATCGATGGCATGGCCAAGGCAACCCTGGCGGCGCAGGAGCGCGGCGCGGCGGCGCAGGCGGCCGCCGCTGCCAAGGGCAAGAAGTACGATGCCGCCCTGACGCAAGTTGTTGGCGCGCGCGCCACGACCTGCGACGAGGCCATGCCGGCTGTCAGGTTGCTGCTGGAGGGTATGCGATGAAATGGATGCTTGTATTGGTGCTGGCCGGCTGCGGCAGCGCGCCGCTGCGGGTCGAAGTTCCAGTCCTTACACAATGCGTAAAGGAGGTGCTGCAGCGGCCGGTCTACGAGTTCGACCAGCTGGCGCCGGCAGCAACGGACGGCGAGATTGTCCTGGCGTTGGCGCGGGACTGGCCGCGCGGGCGGAAGTATGAGGTGGAACTGGAGGCGGTAATTGCGGGCTGCAGTTTGCCCGATGAAAAAGCAGAGCGCTGATTGCCGCTGCGCTAACAGCGGCAATCAGCCGGTGAAGCCTGGTGAGTGGGCTTGGATTTCCTCATGGGAGGAATTCAACTTTACCACTAGGAGGTACACATTTTGGCATTACCCATCATCCCTTGGATAGGCGGCAAACGACGTCTGGCCGACCGCATCATCCCGCAATTTCCGCCGCACACTTGCTACGTCGAGGTTTTTGCCGGCGGCGCCGCCCTGTACTTCATGCGGCCGCCCGCCGAAGTCGAGGTGCTGAACGACGTCAACGGCGAACTGATCAACCTGTATCGCGTCGTGAAGTGCCACCTGGAGGAGTTCGTGCGCCAGTTCAAGTGGGCGCTGTCGAGCCGCGAGGTGTTCAAGTGGCTGCAGGATACGCCACCGCATACCCTGACGGACCTGCAGCGCGCGGCCCGTTTCTTCTACCTGCAGCAGCATGCCTTCGGCGGGAAAGTCGACGGCCAGACGTGGGGAACAGCAACCACGGCGCCGCCGCTCAACCTGCTACGCATCGAGGAGAACTTGTCGGCTGCACACCTGCGCCTGTCCGGCGCCTACATCGAAAATCTGGACTGGTACAAATGCATGGAACGCTACGACAGGCCGCATACGTTGTTTTACTTGGACCCGCCGTATTGGGAGACGGCGGGCTATGGCGTAGAGTTTGAATTCGCTCAGTACGAGAAGATGGCTGAGCTGATGGCTAGGCTGAAGGGGAAGGCCATCCTGAGCTTGAATGACCATCCTGACATCCGGAGAGTGTTTGCTGGCTTCCAGATGGATACAACCGGTATCCAGTACAACGTGGGCGGAGGTGGCAAGGGAGTCGAGCGTAAGGAGTTGATTATTTACAGCTGGGATAGGGAGGCTGAGCCGGCCGGGCTGTTTTAAGCAGCAATGAACGAAAGACTGTGGCGTTTGCGCTCGGCCTGCTGCTGAGCGCATGAGCAAGCCCGCCTTTTGTGAAAGTGCTGGACCTGCCGCCCCGGCCGGTGCCGGTGGCCCCGAGGGAGGCGCTGCAGCCGGTCCGGCCGGCGGGCTACTTCCTGACGCAGTGGCGCGAGATATTCAAACCTTGATCTTGCGCACGGAAGAGGTGGCTGCGGCTGGGCTTGCTTGCCAGATATTCGTGCAGGGTGATCGGATGGATCACTCGTTTGCTCTATCGCGGGAGGCTGCTCGCGTGGTGGAGGCGAGGGGAGTTCGGGGCCGCAATTTCTGGTTGTGAAATTGATATATATTTCTCAATTGGAACGTATAATATGTATCCGAAACCAAACTGACTCATATCGTGGACACTCTAGAGAAAATTGTTGTTGGTCTATTTTTATTCGCAATTACTTCGGTTTTAGGTTATTTGTTCAAAATGAGGCAGCTTTATGTTGTTGTTCCTAAGCTTTATAGGCATTCAACAGTAGCTGATAAAGGGTCGCTTTGTGAAGTTATAATTTATAATAGGGGGAAGCAGGTTGAGGAGGATATACAAATTCAGATTGACCCAGATTTGAAATGTGAGCTTCTTGCAACAAGCTCTACTGGCATAATATTATCGGGTTCATTGATTGAACTGGATCGCTTGCACAAAGCGTCAGAGGTTTCTGCAATAATTCTTGTGGAAAATGGGATATTGGACATATCTAAGTTATTGTCTATTTCGTCGAAGTCATGTAAGGGCCGTGGAGTTGATAAAATTAAAGACGTTCCATTAAATGGCGCAAATACATTGATGGGATTTATTGGGCTGGCGATTTTTGGATGTGTAGTGGCTTTCGGACCAAAGGCTTACGAATTTATTGATGGTAGTTGGGCGAATTATCGTTTGGCAGCGTTCTCGGAAAAAGGTTGGTCAGGGCTAGGTGGCTATTATCACTCTTCGATGAGTAATAGTTACGCGTTAAGTGAATTCCCTATTAAATATGTGGGTAGGGAAATTTCGGGTGGGAAAGTTAATGTAATATACGAAGTATATAATAAAACAGCATTGCCTTTAACAGTTTATACCGATCAAAAGGGAAGGGAAGTAGATGAAAAAAATACGGACCGAAAACCTCGTCCGTTCTTCGCTAGTGTTGATGTTCCTCCATTGGAAAAAAGAAAATTTACAGCACTAGCATCAGCAAAAAAAGAAGATATTAATCCAATTAGGATTGACTTTTCATTTAAAAATGGAGAGGAGTTTTTCTATAAGATACAACATCAAGTGCCATTCGAAATAGATTAATTTGAAATTTGGCAGCCTTCGGGCTTGCTAAATTTTATACCGGCTCCGATGATTCTCGCTCCCCGGCGGGGCTACCAGCCCCATTAGTGCGTAACCCATTAATTCCGGGGTAGGGCTTGGTTTAGCTCATGAATCGATATCATCAATATGTTGGCCGCAGATCGGTCTCATATAGGGAAATTCGCTGTGTGACCGAAGATCTAGATTTTCAGTCCAGCATTTCCCTTAGCCGGTCACCCAGTGCCGCCCACGCCGCCCGCTTCTCATCTGCATGGTCGTGCAGCATGTAATCCGCCGCACCCTGCTGCTCATCAGTACGTGGCTCTGGCGGAGGTCGATTAGCTTCAGTAAGATCTCCAGCGCCCGCATCATTACCGACAAGTACTGCGTCGATGCGTCATTCTTGCCGGCTGCCAGAGCCAGGCGTGGCCTCTATCTGAACTGTTCTTCGACGCGCGCTGAGCAACGAATGTCAGTACATTTGTTTACTGTACAACTCGTACCAGTTCGTTATACTGTATGTATATACAGTATTTTTGGTTGATGCGATGAAGATAAGAGTGGTTAAGATGCGCGCAGCCGGGGTGGCTGTGGAGCGCCACATGCTGAACGACCGGTACACCGTCAAGCACCACGGGTTGCTGGTCATCATGGATGTTACCGATCAGGGCCTGAGGCGTCCTGTGAAGGTGGCGCGCGGCAGACCAGGCCCTTAGATGGAGCTGCTCGATCCGCTCATCGTGTGGGCGAACGATGGCAAGTTCACGCTGGCAGGGTTTGAGCGGACAACGAATGCAGAGGGCCATGTGGTCGAGTTTGCGCAGTCGTGGCTTTGCGCGGTGGATCTGGCCATGCCAGAGCCGGAAACCGATACCCGGAACGTTCGACCGATGCGGTCATGAGAAATTCTCAAACGCCCCTAACTACAGTCGAGCTGGTGGAAATCCGGCTTCGTAGCGATTCGCGGGACATGCGCGCCGTGCTGCGTGAGATCAGGCGCCTGCGCGCAATCGTATCCAAGGCGGACCAGCTGGAGCGCAGCTTGGGGCCAACTGATGGTGCGGCAGCGATGATCCGTGATGTTTTGCGTGCTGAGCTGGACGAGGAACCATCCATTGCAGAACTGATGTGGACCGATCTAAACGTGCTATGAAGAGGTGGTAATGAGTAGGATTCGGGCGCCGCTCAGCATCGAGCAACTGAAAGAAATCCAAGGTCGCAACGACTCAGCCGATGTGCGCGTGCTTTTGTGGGAGGTTCGGCGCCTGCGTGAGATTGCAGCGGCGGCCGATGAATTGGAGCGCAGCTTGGGGCCACGCGTCGGCATGTCCGGGCTGATCCGCGCCTCGCTTCGGGTGCCGCTGGATGGTGAGCCTTGCACCGTCTCGATGTCGCCATCGACATGA